GAATACGATCCGGAAGTGGGTCGAGCCATAGGACAGGCCGCCTACAACATCAAAAACAGGGCCGCCCGACGACTGCAACAACCCTTGAAATTATCACAGATGCAGGACAAGGTAGCCAGAGCCGTGGACAGTTTGAACAAGTTCAAGGACGAGGCAGGCAATCAAAACAAAGACTTCAAATTGGTTTTCCAGGATTTCCTCAACCAGGAAAAGAAAAAAGCCGGCGTCGACGGCAGGATGGGGTTCCGATACGACACCAAGAAATTGCAGAATCCGGACGGATCATACAACGCGGGCCACATCAGGAAAGTGCTGACAGACTTCTACGGACAGTTCAGGGCATCCGCGGGTATCGGCCGGAAAGTGGCGGGGATCAACATAGACTCCAAGGACAAGTTCATGCCCATCGGCACCATCAAAAAAGGATCCGACGGTGAAGACTATGAGTGGCAGGGTGGGCAATGGTCGAGTGTAAAAACCGGCAAGATGGCCGGCGCCAAATTACCGTAGATTATCATACAATTTAAATCATATCGATGTTAACATTAACTAATAATACGAATGGCAATAATTAAGTCAAAACATGCTGTCATAACCAAACAGGATCTTCACTCACAGTGTGTGATGGTGATCAAACGCATGTTGTTGGATCATTCTCCCAAAGAAGTTGCCGAAATGATGAGTGAATTTTTAGAATCACACTGTTCGGATTCACGTCCTGATGTTGAACTGCAAGAGTTTATTACCAAGTTCCACAAGCAACATCGTTAACTGATTGACTTCGTCAATCGCTTGTCGCTTACGCTCAAGCATTTTCTTTTACGAAGTAAAGTCGTCGTCATCACGTTGATGAGCAGTCATAATTCTGCTTCACAGCAGAACTATGTTTCCTTGATACATCACGTTTGTATCGCAGTCATCCAATCTCGCTACCGTAGTCGGGCGGTTGTGCTGTACCCGTTAGCTCATTCTATACAACGCGATCAGTCCACACCTTGATTGAATAATTTATGGACTGACTGTGGGTGCTTCTGTTTCATTGCAGAGCCACATCTTTTTTGCCTTGTGCATCAAGGGATTCGCCGCCATTCTTCATGGAGTAGTTCCCTGTTACCAGCGATGCTATGTAGCCTTAAGTTGTGTTTGAAGTTTTTGCCTTGATTGCCTAGCACTCATATATACACTTGTATTTCGAGATGGACCTTCAAAGTGAATTTAATGTTTGGTGCAAGTGGGATCCACTGCAATCTGTCATGGTTGGCAACTGTGTTAACCAGAATTTTTTCGAGCAGGTTGCCAACAGTGAGATCAAGGATAAACTCACAACCATGTTGGTAGAGACGCAGGAAGACTTGGATAACTTGGCGGATGTTTTCAGACAGCACGGAGTCAGAGTGTACAGACAGAACATAGACCATGATCTAAGGCTGGATCCAGACAAGCCGGCCACCAGACACCAAAACATTCAAATGCAACCCAGAGACGAATGGATGGTACTGGGCAGGCATTTTCTCGGAACCAACGATGGCATGGATGATGGCGACACATCTATTTTTTCCACCGTGCGACGACAAGAATACACCGCTTGGAAAGAGCTGTGCAGGATTCCGGAATTTTTGATAATACCATGTAGTTGGACCATGGTGGGGCGTGACCTGTTCATCGACCTGTGGGACGTGAGAAATGCCATATCGCACAACTCTGGCACAACCTCGTTGCAATCGGTACAACGGCATGTGGATCAATGGGCGAGAAAATGGTTGCCGGAGGTCAAGGTGCATTGGATAGAAGTAGGCGGTCACAATGATGCCTGTTTCCATACCTGTAAACCAGGAGTCATATTGTCCATCGTTGACGTGATTGACTATAACCAATCTTTTCCTGGTTGGAACGTCTTGGTAATACCTCCCGAGGAGAGTGCGGACAACATAGAAAAATTTTCCATGATAAAACACAAAACATCTGGCAAGTTCTGGATGCCCGGCGAGGAGGACAACACAGAACTCTTGGAATACATCAACACCTGGCTGGATGACTGGGTGGGATATGTGGCGGAAACTGTGTTTGATGTGAATGTGATGATGATAGACGAAAAAACTTGTGTGGTAAGCAATCACAACAAAATGGTGTTTGACTATTTCAAAAAACACAACATAGAACCCATAATTGCCCCTTTGCGGCACAGATATTTTTGGGATGGCGGCATACACTGTTGCACTCTCGATCTTTACAGACAGGGCGAATGCCAACAGTACATTAATTGGTCGTAATTTTTAACAAAATCTCGTATAATAAATTTAAATGAAGATATGGTACGAACATCCGTTTGGTGTAGTAAGCACAGCAGACATGCAGATAGTCAAAGTGCTGGCAGAAGTCAAACCTGAAGAACAAGAACAAGCACTCACACAAGGATTTATAGAAAAACCTTATGGTGTGTGGCAACAAGTACGGTCCACAAGGATCGACATCAAAAAATACATCGAGTCCGCCAAGCGTTTTTCTCAACGCAAAGATGTCACGGTGTCGAAGTGGGACGGTGTGTTTGCACAAACCAATCGTAATTTATTAATTCACATCTACGATGAATACATCAACAAAAAAGGATACCAAGACCATTTTATATTCAATGACTATGAATTCACCAACAAAGATGTGTTCTACATCTATTCACACGATGACAATGTGCATGCTTGGTCCGTGTGGACCAAGTACGGCCAATCTGTAGAAAATTGGCAATTTGCATGGGACTATGTCAGACCTGAATTACAACTTGGTTCGTTTTCGATCGATCATGAAATACGTCAAGCACACGAAAAAAACTACAACTACTTTTATCTATCTGAAGGCTATGACAACTCGTCTGCCTGGAAAGCAGACATGCCTGGATTCGAATGGTGGAATGGTTCTGAATGGAGTCAGGAAGCAGATCGTTTTGCTTTCTTGTGTGATGCCGAAGATGGCGCCACAGATCTAAAAGACATCCTTGATGTTTACGAAAATCCCTGCACCAGAGAAAAGTTTTGGAGCAAGAAAAACATCAGTCGTTAAAACGCCACCGCACTACATCGTCGAGATTTTCTTCACTCCATTGGTCATAGTATTTTGTTGCTCGTAGATTTTTGCTGAATTGATTTAATCTTTTGAGTCTTTGGATAATCACCAACACAAGTTCGCCATGATTCATTTTCACACCATTGATCAATTCTTCGTCATCGGGGTGATCTTCCATAGCCACAACATCGTGTGATTTGAAATGTTTGTTTAATTTGCGGATCTGTTCTGATAATAAACCTGGTGAAATTTCCCTGCGTGTGGATGCAAGAATAATGGCTTCCCATTCATCCGTCCAGTCTCGCATTTGTGCTTTGCATTCATCCCAGATTGCAGAATTGCACTCAACGATTTTGACTTTGTTTTGCAGTCTGAATTGACGAGCATATGGACAAGGAGGCATGTTGCCGAACGATGGATGCGGCACTTCCACAAATGTTTCCATCCATTTGTTTATCGATTCAACAATGTGGTCAGAGGCCTGGTGCATGTATTATATACTTAATATGACTTGGATGTATCAAGGAAAACCTGTTGAACAAATACCCGAAGGGTACGTGGGGTTCGTGTATGAAATCACCAACACACAGTCGGGCAGGAAATACATCGGCAAAAAACTTGTGGAATTCAAAAAGTCCCGTCCACCGCTCAAAGGCAGGAAAAACAGACGCAGATACAAAGTTGAGTCGGATTGGCGAGAATACTATGGTTCATCTGATGCACTCACTGAGGATGTTGAACAGTTGGGTCGTGACAATTTCACCCGTGAGATATTATTTTACTGTAAAAATAAAGCAGAACTATCTTACATAGAAGCCAGAGAACAGTTCGCTCGAAAAGTGCTGGAATCAGATGCCTACTACAATGGACACATCCGTGTCAGAGTGCATGGCAACATGTTCAAAAAATAGTATATAAACACTATAAGGACATCATCATGATAGAGACACTATTTCCATTATTTGCTCCCTCCACCGGCATCGGCATTCTGGCTGTGTATGGTGCATTTGCCCTATCAATGACCTATTGGTACTCGAGGGGTTACAACGATTCAAAAACCAGTTTCCTTGTTGCGAGACGAGAACTGGGCACATTCCAAGGTTCACTCAGTGTGGCAGCCGCTTGGCTGTGGGCACCTGGACTTTTTATTAGCACACAACAGGCCTACGTGAATGGCTTGGTGGGACTGTTTTGGTTCTGCCTGGGCAACTTCCTCACCCTGGGAGCATTTGCCTATTTTGCAAAAAAGATAAGATCAAATGAACCAGAAGGATTCACATTTTCTGGATATCTGCGTAAGAGATTTTCCGGCCGTGTGCAGTCACTATTTGTGGCAGAAATGATGCTACTGGCCACCTGTGCTTTTGCCATCAATCTGTTGGCAGGTTCGAAAACTGTGGAAGTTTTGACAGGCATCGATTACACACTGGCCACTTTCCTAATGGCAGGTGTGGCCATCCTTTATTCATTCAGAACAGGCCTCAAAGCCACAGTGATCACAGAAGTCATCAAAATTGTTGTGGTATGGACCGGTGTCATCATATTGGTGCCGTGGGTGATATCATCAGCAGGCGGTTGGGACACAGTCATCGCAGGCTTGGGAGGCAAGTCCGGTCAAGGTGCTCAAATATTTGGCACACCATTTGCTTGGGGAGTGTTCACAGGATTTGGTGCGGCAGCTTTCTTGGGTCATATGGGAGGACCATGGGGAGACAATTCGTTCTATCAGCGAGCATTTGCCATCAAGAAAGATTCTATCATTCCTTCTTATGTGTTGGCATCGTTTGTGTTCATTGTGGTGCCCATCATGATGGGACTGCTCGGATTTGTGGCCGCGGGTGCTGGATTAGAAATTCCGGGTGCGATGGTTGGCACAACCAATGCCATCACAATTGCCACATTCCTGCCACCCGCAGCTGCCATTGTATTTGTGTTCATGGTGTTTGCTGGATTGGTGGCAATCCTTGATTCACAGTTTGCTTCTGTGGCCAACATGACTGGTCATGACATATTCAATCAATTCAAGGGCGGTTCAGAAATTGCATGGGCTCGTTGGGGTATGATCGCATTGGCAATAGCAGGATTGATTGTTGCAAATATTCCAGGCATGCAGTTGGTATATCTGTTCCTTTTCTTTGCTGTGTTGAGAGCGGCTGTTTGGTTGCCATCGATGATAGCACTGTTAAAACCAACATGGATCACAGAACAGGGCATGTTCTGGGGAATTGCCATCTGTGCCACAGTTGGAGAAATCATGTTTGTAATGGGTAAATTAGGATACTCAGACACAGCATTCCAAGGAACTCTGGTTGCAATATTCGGTTCACCTGTGTTAACATTGTTGATAAGCAATGTCGGAAAACAAAAAACCTAAATTATTAATTGTTACAGGTCCCCAAGGATCTGGAAATCATCTATTTGCCAAAATCTTTAACATGCATCCAAGTGTTAAAGGTTGGCAGATGGAGTGGAAGGAATGGCAAGGACATCATCAAGAACCCTTCCAGGAATATTGGCAGGATCCGTCAAAACTAAAAGACTTTGTGGTAGCCCCGTTCGAAAACTTCGTGACCTCCATATCATGTCCTTACTACAAAGATAAAAAACCTCAAACTCCCAAGTACGGTGAATTTATCAGTGAAGCAAAAAAGTATTTTGAAGTCAAAGTTTTAATAATCGCTAGAGACAGGAACATCTTGAAGTTGCAACAACAACGATTAAGGGGAGAACACACCACTCCCAAGTTTATGGATCAGATGGAAAACTTTGATGATGTACATTTTGTTTCACACGAAGCATTGTACTTGTATCAAGGAAAATACTTAGAAAGTCTTGCAAAACAATTAGATTTTCCTATTGCACACAATCACACCACACTGTTGGATGACTTTTTGAAAAAAGATGCTAACATAAAGTATGTCAAACCAATCGAAAAGGGAGATTTCGACGACCAAGCAACACAGTCATCGTTGATAGATTCATGAAGAAATTTGAAAAGGTTTGGACAGATGGTTGGTATCCAGATTACACCAAATTCTTATATTCTGGATGGGCAATTCTTGACAAAATTCAACCCCATGATAGAATATTAGATATTGGGTGTGGATATAATCTTTTTAAAAAACATTTTGGTGATAGGTTGTATGGCATAGATCCTTATAATCCCGCGGCAGACGAGTTAGTTAGTTGGGAAGATTATCAACCTACACAAAAATTTAATGTGTATTTTGCACTCGGAAGTCTGCACTTTGGTGACGATGAATTGGTAGAATCCCAAATTAAAAAGTTATCCCATTTGACCAATCCGGGAGATGTTATTTTTTGGAGGCAAAACCCTGGCACACAGCCTTGCTTTGTACACGAAACCGAAATGGGATTCAACGGCTGGACTTTTGAAAAAAATTATTTGTGGTCCGAAAAGTATGATTTTACAATCAGAGAATTACAACAAGACACCGGCGATAGAATTTACGCTGAGTGGGTAAAAAATTAATCACTCTACAACATCTGTGAACGCATAAGAAGTAAACCCATTTTCCTTGGTCACTTTCAACACATTATTCACACGACCTTGCAGTTCGTCTCTGTGTGATATTAGGTAGATGTTCTTGTGGCGCTCACGGGCAATCTGTTTTAGAATACCAATGGCATTTTCCACACCTGCTGTGTCCATGCCCGAATCAACCAATTCATCGATGAACATGGTGTTGATGTTGTGATACAGCATTTCCCACACATCTCTGAATGCCCAACATAAGCTTAAAATTAATCGGTTTCTTTCACCTCTGCTCAAATTATCAAAGTCGAGATCTCTGCCCAACTCTGTAATTTCCACAGTGAGATCAGACAAGAATTTTACTTCATGCGGCAGTCCGGTTTTGTCCAAATAGTAGGCCAATCTCATATTCAAATAAGTCAAGTTTTGGTCGATCACTCTCTTTCGCACAAACGAGTCTTTAGAAGTCAACAGTTTGTATAAAAACTCTTGATGATCCTGCAGTTTGCGTAGGTTGTTCATTTTGACATATGACAGTTCCTGCACAGCAGAAGTTTTCAGTTCGTCAATTTGTTCTTGGTATGGGTCAGTTTCTACTGTCTTTTTTTCCAACTGTTCGCCCAAGTATTCTACCGTGTTTTCATGCTTGTAAGCCTGCTGTGCGGTGTCGTAATAGGTTTCCGGCTGTTCTAAGTCACCTATGGATTTTATCTTTGCTGTGAGGCTGGATTCCTGCGAAACCAAGTCTTCTATGTACTTTTCGAATTCTTGACGATCTGTCTCTAATTTGCTGACCATGGCATGATGCTTGTCATCTTCCATGGCACCGCCGCATGTGGGACAGGTTTTGTTTTGAGTTTTTTCGATTGAATCCAGTATTTCTGTTAACTGTTTGGTTGACTGTTTGACAGCAGTTTGCACGGTGGCAAGTTCACGCTCCCAAGTGCGTTTCTTTTCATAATTTTCATTGTATGCGTCTAATTTTTTATGTCGTTCGATTTCATCCTTGATGTCAACTTTCATCAGTTCTTCCAATGATAGGGTGAGTTTCTCTATGTCTTCCTTCTGCTGTGCTTTCCAGCCACGCTGACGTGTTTCCAGTGCGTCGATCGATGATTGTATTTTTTCATTGTTGCGTTGAATTTCATCCAATCTAATTTCTTCTTCTTTGATGACTTCTTTGGTTTCTTTGATTTCTTCTTTGAGCACTTCTGCTTTTTCTGACAACACAGTAATACCCAACAGCTGTTCTATGATGTCTTTTTGTTCGTTAGCCTTCAACCCAAAAAATGGCGGAGCGTATGTGTGCAGTGCCACAATGTTTTGAAACATAATATGTGACATGCCCAATATCTTTGTGATGTCTTTTTGTGTTTCGCGAGAATCACCTTGTGCTTCGTCTGATGCTTCTTCTTCACCATCCACATAAAATTTTATGATGGCAGGTTTTCTGCCACGCTCTATCTTGTATTTTTTGCCATCTATCTCAAACTCACAGGAAACCACCATACCACGTTCATTGGTTTTGTTGACAAGATTATCTCTTTTTATATTAGTGAGTGCATCACCGAACAGTGCGAACGACAGTGCATTTAGAATAGTAGTTTTTCCTGTGCCGTTCCTTGATCCCGCATCATCACCACCCAAGTCGATGTTTTGTCCCAACACCAGTGTCAAATCCTGTCCCTCGAAGTTGATGGCCTGTGTGACATTGCCCACCGACATAAAGTTTTTTACTGTGAGTGTTTTAAATTTGATCATAGATTCTTATAAATTTCCAATAACAAGTTGCGATCATAGTGTTCCGAATCCACTGCCATCAGTTGTGAATGCACGATTTCATCTATGGATTCGAATGATTGTGTCAAATCTGTGGAGTCGTATTGTGTGATGTCTCTCTGCTGGATGAACGTCATCTCACGCAGTTTGTATTGACTGCTGAATGTGTCTTTGATGAAGTTGGATTCTTCGTAGGTTATTTCTGTGTCTATGTCCACACGCACATATGCTCGTTTTTTTAAAACAGATGCGTTGTGCAGTATTTCACTTAATTTTAAAGTTTGGTAAACAGGCATGTCCGGCCAGTCGTGATATCGAGGATCGCCTCCATGTTCCAATTCCATGTAACCACGCCTGAAATCGTTGGCGTCTGAATAGTTGTGCGGAAAAGCATTGCCTATGTAATGGATGTTGCCCTTCATCTGTCGCTTGTGGAAGTGACCCGAGAAAACATAGCCATGATGATTCAAGTCATCTGCAGTGAGCTCGTTTGTGTCGGGCATGGAGACCATTGCGTTCATAAGGAAGTGTGGCAACTCAAAGTGTCCGAAAACGTACGGTTTGGCGGGCATGTCCTTGAGTTGCTTCCATTCCTCTGACACCAGCCACGGGATAAACGCACAATCCTCTGTGTGGAATGGTTCCAGAATTAGTTTCAAATTTTTGATGTGTTTGGCGAATTCGATCGAATTCACTGAACGTGAATCCTTGTAGTACAAATCATGATTGCCCACAATGAAATAATTTTTTTCGAAGGAACTCGCGATCTTTTCTAAATTTTTTAATGAGTGTTGCAGTGTGGTGATGTTGATGGTCGCCCTCTGATGATGCCAGTCGCCCAAAAAGATACAGGTTTCGCAACCTTGTTGCTGTGCGTGTGGATGAACCAATCCACATATCTGTCGCAGTCTTCATTGAACTGTCTGGAGTTTCCTTTGTTGCCAAAGTGTATGTCTCCAAACACCGCCGCACGTTTAAATGTTTGCATTATGAATAAGTTTACTACAAAAAAATTTGTTTGTCTATCTTAATTGGTGGTATTGGTTAAATGATTTCTTGCTCGGTCCAGGTAATTTCTGAAACCTTTGGATATGTATAAATTCTTTACGAAACTCTCGACCAATTCTAAGTTCTTGAGGCTGTAAGCCTTGATCACTTCGGGATCAAAATTTTTGACATGCTTGATGAAATTGTAGGGAAAATTTGCTTGGAAAAATATTTCGGAGTATGGCATCCTTACCACAGTCAAATCCAACCCATCATCGTCTATCTTTATGTTGTCGGTACTGTATGCTTGGAAATGGGGGTGGATGTTGAATTCTTCCTTTATTGTTTTGATGAAATGATCTTTGTCGGGCCTCACTACGCCTTCCCGCACACACCTCGCGACGTACAACAGATGCCCGTTGGTGACGGGATATTGGAATCCCTTGCCCCAATGATCTTCACTGCTCCAACCGGGAAAGTACTGATTCAGGTAGTGACCCAATACCTCACGCTCCAGGTCCTCCGACTCGTCGAACAGAGATTTCCATCTTTCGTAGTTGCGTTCCATGGATGATTCGCTCCAACTCCAATTTGTGGCAAGCGAGGCGATGGTTTCGAATGCGAAATGGCGATCCTTCAAGGCCGCATACACCCATTTTTTAGCGAAATTCAAGGCCAGGCAGAATTCAACGTCCGATGGATTGCAGTCCACAACGAAAAAATGTTTTTTGCCGATGTACTGTGACAGCCTGTTGGAGATTATGTGGTCCAGTGGCAGGGAATGGAATCCCAAAATAGGGTAATAGGATGGATTGTTCTTTATGAAACTGTCAAGGCCCTCTACCGACAAGTCGAACCGATCAAATGATGCCCAGAAATTATGATCTGTGTTGAACTCGTTGCTGGACTTTTGTTTGATCCTATCAGGAAACAGCAGTCCTGCTAAAAAGTTTCCGCCCGCGCCAGGTATCCAGTAAAGGCCGTAATCACACGAGAATCGAGAGGCCATGTTGACTCCTTAGCTGTCTTTGTCCGATAAATCTCTTTCCGCTTTCTGTTGGATTTCCCATTCTATCTGTCTGGTATGAGAAGGCATCATGCCATTCTCTTGCAGGATGTCGTCTCTGAGAGATTGATTTTTCTTCTCCACATTCAAGATCCTTGTGAAAGAGTTTGTTATGGCCGCTGTGTAATAAGCAAATGGATTGTCTGACTTGGATTCATCGAACTGCAATCCGATCTGGCTGAGTTGCATGAGTGCTTGGCCCTGCATCTCGTCATTGTATGTGTAACCACGCCAGTTGCCTCTGGTTCCGTACCTCTGTGTCAACAGTATGAACATCTTGGCCAGAGTGTTGGTCATCTTGCCATGATCAGGAGAGAAGTGTCCATTGGACAGTCCGCCCTTCCAGTGCGATTTGCCCACGCAGACCAATTTTTCCTTGTCGTCGTATTTCCAGTGCTGATAGGGTGGAAAGTTCACCTTGGCCTTGGATTCTGCTATGTTCTTGGGATTCACCTTGCGTTTGGAGTTGGGCACATGGTCGAATGTCATCACTCGGAACACGATATCTGACTTTTCTATCTTCTTTGGATCATGTTTCTCACCGGTCTCACGTTCTAATCTTTTAGCCCGTTCTCTCTTGCCCTGTGCAACCGATCGTATGTTGATCTTGTCTATGGATGGCACGATGATGTCATAGTTCCTGTACTCTTCGGACAGATATTCGCTGTAAGTGGCCTTGCTCAGGTGTATTTGCTTGAGCATGTCTCTGTTGTTTAGATATTTTGTGGCCATAAATTGCAGTATTTGTTTGTTAGCATGTACAAATTATAATATATGTAGTTAATGATTGCAAAAAATATCTGCAATATGATAACAAATTTTTTCAACAAGGGTTCGGAGTATTTAAAAAAGGGCGTTGGCAAGATAGGTTCCGTCACGGGCATAGGCCAAACCATAGGCAGCAGATTGGCAGCGGCCGGCCTTCCTTTGGGAGGCATATTTGGCAGGCAAGAGTCTGCACTGCCACAGCAGGCATCTATATCATCCGGCACAACTGATTGGGCAGTTACCATAGGTTGTCCACAGTTCGACACACTGATGGCCGATTCCAAGATACTAAAAGTCATGGCGGACAAACCCTACAAGGGTGTGAGATTCCCCACAACTCCTGCCGTGTTCATGTCTCATTCTGCGTCATATGATTCTCGTGCTGTGTTGCACAACAACTATCCTTACTATTCATACCAAAATTCGCAGGTGGATTCCATGACCATCAATGGTAATTTCCCCGTTATGAACAAGACCGATGGACAAAATTGGTTGGCAGCCATACACTTCCTACGAACAGTAACCAAGATGTACTACGGAAGAGGAGATAATCAAGGCAATCCTCCTCCGGTGTGTAAATTGAACGGTTATGGCGAACATGTCTTTCAAAATGTGCCTGTCATCATCACGAACTTCACTGTGGATCTCAGAGCAGACGTAGACTACATTCCTGTAAGCCTAACTTCCACAAAAACAGAAACTTTGGTGCAGGGTGGAGAAATAACAATTGAGCAAATGGCTCCCATTGCGTCGACTCCTATTGGTGGTTTCGATTATAGGCCGAGTAAAAAATACGGCCCGATCGCAGGACAAGTGGAAGTGGACGGCATCACTTATGTGCCGACCGATTCTATGATAACTGTTCAGTGTGTACCTGTGTACTCACGCAACAAGATTTCCAAATTCTTTAACCTAAAAGATTTTGCAGCCGGTAGCTTGGCCAAAGATGGATTCATTTAATGGCAACATACAAAAACACATCACCTTATGCTAAGACAGGACAGGGAGTAGAGTCTCTCGCTGTGTTGAACAAAAGAATGTTTGCTTTCGAGCCGGACGACATCGAGTATGAAATCGACTCTTGGTATCAGAACCGTCCTGATCTATTAGCACATGATCTTTACGGTGATGCTAAACTGTGGTGGGTGTTCATGCACAGAAACATGGACGTGATAACAGATCCGATTTGGTCGTTCTCGGCGGGTGCTGTGATCAGGATACCTAAGAAGCCAACATTAGAAAAGTATTTGGGAATATAATATGTCAACGCGATCAAACTTGACCAATGTAAGCGATGTGGTCAACAACAAGAGATTAGAAAACAGCTACAAGTTGCCATATGACCTTAGTGGCTTTGGATATGCCAAAGCATTCAAATCCAAGACAAAATCTCCTGGTGTTCATCCCAACATCAGCAAGGGAAACATCACAATAAACGAAGACGGAAGCAGGAATGGCACAGTCACCAATTCGTTGATGGGGTCGGCCGAACAGGAACAGATACAGTTCTACAAAAAAGATTTAGGTGACACATCTCATCCCTTCTCGCTCAATCGTGAACCTGAGCAAGACACACTGATAGGTGCCAACAATGAAGTGACAGACAAATTGGGCAATGGTTACACACACCCATTCAGCCAAAACACAGAAGTGGGCGGGTTCGGAGGAAACTCCACTGGCAACACTTCTACATCATCCAACACACAATTGCCAAATGGCAATGTTTTGCTTGATTATGAACCAATGAATTACATCATCACCTTGTCGTGTTTGAGCAAGCAAGCATTCAACACAGGAGTGAACGGAACCGAAACGGTCATTCTGCAAAGCGGAGGTAAAGGAAAACAAGGCGACGGACCTTTGGGCGTTGATTATTACATAGACAACTTGGTTATTAGGAACAGCGTTGCCCCCAACGAAGTTACCGCGTCAGGCAGTATGTATCAAATTTTGTTTGATGTGACAGAGCCCTACGGCACTTCCTTCATAGATGCCTTGATACAAGCGGCCAAGATACAAGGATACAAAGATCATACCACCGCCGTGTACAATCTAAGGATAGAATTCAAAGGTTATGATGAAAATCAACAACCAAAGTCCAACATACCGTTTTCTACCAGAGATGTTCCCATGAACATCTATGATGTCAAGATGAACATCGATGCAGGAGTTACAACTTATCAGTGTCAGTGCAGACCAGGCACTGCTCTTCCATTGACGGATTTGTATCAAACACTACAAGCCAGTGTGACATGCTCGGGCGACACGGTGGGAGACCTGATAGAAGATTTCTTGAACAAATACTCACAAGAATTATCCAGCTTGCAGACCAACAGCAATCTAAAATTCAAGCCAGGCAAAACTGATCAGTACGTTTTGGACAGATCCGGTAGCATGAAAGACATATTGTCATCACCGATCAACTATTCTGAGTCATCGTCACTGATCAAGATGTTCGCTGTTTCCAACTTGGGAGTGAATCAAGCACCTCCCGGTTACGCGAGGATAGTTACCGTTAACAAAGGCACCAAGATCCAGACATTCATTGAAGCAGTGGTCAAGGAGAGTAGATTTTATAGGGATCAGTTCGTTGGCAACCGACCCAAGACTCTTGAGTTGACAACACTGAGGCTTGAGACACAGTTGGAAATTGGTGAAGACAACGGCAACGGAAGGGACCAGTACACATTTGTTTATGTGTTGAGATCGCAAGTGTACACTTCGGATTTGATGGACGGAACCATTGACATCACCAACTATTTGACCCCTTCAAGGACTTATAATTACAGTTTCACGGGTGCCAACAGGGATGTGTTGAATTTCAACCTGAATTATCAATTTTCTTACTACCAGGTTATTCCTTATCTTGTAGATGATGGATCCGCAGGAGATCTCACAGGATCCGCCGGCGGCGAAGTTGGACAAGATATAAATCTTGGTGACCAAACCAAAAAGTCAACAGTGGGAGATGTTAAGAACGAAGTTCAGAACATTGGACAGCAGGACTTGATAGACGGACTCAATGATTCCAACGGACAGATAGTACAGTCCTTCCAGGATCTAATACAGAATCCACGTGCTGACTTGGTTGTCACCAACATTGAAATTTTAGGTGATCCTTACTGGATACCACAAAAAAACGTCAGCAATAGGTCATTCCAAAACACATTCACTGGCACCACAAACACAGATGCAAGTGGAGCCGTGGCCACCGACGAAGGTCAATTGGTCATCAAGATAAACGTGAAGCAACCCGTGGATCTCGATGACGAATCCGGACTGTTTAAGAATTTACAAGACATACAAGGATTCCAAGGATTCTACAGAGTTTATCTGTGTGAACACAGATTTGAAAACGGCATTTACACAACTGTGCTGTCGTGCTACAGAGTAAAAAATCAAAGCTCTGAAACCAAAAAGGAAGTGTCAAAATCGTCACTCACAAATGATTCCATCATTAAGGTCTATGATCTACCAACTTTGGCAGATGTGGGTGCATCAGGAGAAGGCGAAGGTTTTTCTCCTCAGGTTGAAATAATAAGCATGGCGGGAGATGCCTTTGGTGGTGGCACAAAATGGTGGGAGTCGGGTAATGTGGTCAAGATGCCAATCAACGAGGCGGTGTCAAATGGCGGAACCGGCGGTGCAGTTGGCATCGTTAAAAAATCAACTGTGGGGCAAAGTTTGAACTCGATGGGTCCTGATGTGATAACCCCAAAAATCGATGTGGAATTTGTTGCTAACAAGTCTGCGAATTTGGACAAATATTTGGGAGAAGGGCAAAGGAATAGGTTACAAGAAAATTTAGGCACCTCGCCACAAGCTACTCAACTTGCGGGTGAGAGAGGCTACATAATAGGTGGATTATAATGCCAGTCAATAAAAGATCAGCGACAGACATCAGCAACAGAATAAAAACTTTTCCCGGACCGTATGTGGCATATGTCAAAAGCGCCACAGATGTCAACAGGATGGGGAGACTGGCAGTGCATATTCCGGAACTGCATGGAACATACGATGAAGTTTCCAAGACCCTGGGAGCCGCGACCATTATGGTCTCATACTGCTCGCCCTTCGCGGGCACAACTCCGCTGAGCGAAACCACCGACGGAAATCGAGAGTATGGCAACACCCAGAAGTCGTATGGATTCTGGATGGTACCACCAGACATAGACACCAAAGTTTTGGTCATGTTCGCCAACGGTGACATAAACCGTGGATATTGGATGGGATGTGTGTTCGAGGAATACATGAATCACATGACTCCGGGCAACGCAAACAGTCAACCCAACAAGTATGTTGGCACCTCTTTTGAAAACGACAGATATTACAGTGAATTTGGCATGGAGTCGGCGCCTGTGGCCGAAGCACAAAGGAAAGCCGAAACGAATTTGGTGAGCAGGGGAAACCTTGACCCGGACAAAGACTCCGTGTACACAGTCCGCCCGGTCAACCCCTACATGGCGGATGCACTGATCGGCCAAGGCCTGCACAATGACAATGTGCGTGGAGGCACATCATCTTCTGCACGACGCGAAACACCATCTCAGGTGTTCGGCATATCCACACCAGGACCCATAGACTTTGAAGGCCAACAGACTCCACCTCGCGAATCCATCAACAGGCACGGCAAAATTTTCAGTGGCGGCGGACCAAACCCCGGCAACACCATAGGCAAGGTGGCACACTCTCGCCTTGGAGGACATCAGTTCGTCATGGATGACGGTACTCCAGCGAAGAAAGTCAACAGATCCATCACCCAACCCATAACAAATGAACTGATAAGATTGAGAACCAGAAGCGGCGCCCAACTCTTACTGCACAACACCGAAGGGTTGGTGTACATCACAAACAATGATGGCACAGCTTGGATAGAATTCACTCAGGACGGCAAGATAGATATCTGGTCACAGGACAGCATCAGCGTACATACCAGAATGGATTACAACATGAAGGCGGACAGGGACATAAACTTGGAAGCCGGAAGGAACATCAACATAAAAGCCATCGGCACATCACCATTCTCTGATGACACAGCCACCAAGGGCAGGATCCACATCGATGCGGGTTCCAACATAGAAATGAAGGCGGCGGCGGACATCAAACAAAAAGCCGCTGTTGATTTCAAACTGTATGCTGGAGTGAATGGCAAGATAGAAGTTGGCACCAACATAAATTTCTATGCCGGCGTAGACTTCCTTGCCAATACAGGAAATGAAATACACATGAACACAGCCGGCAAGGTTTCGGCGGGACACGTGGGAAGCACCAATGTTGAAAGCCTAACAACTTACACCAACCAGGGAATATATTTCAATGACACACTTGCTCAGGCACAGTCGATATTGAAAAGGGTGCCGACCAAAGAGCCTTACGCTGAACATGAAAACAAAAGACCAGACAAGACCACTTGGCATGAAACTGACAGAGAATTGCCAGATGAAAGAGAGATAACATAATGCCTTTGGCAGCTAGACAAACAGATGCTGTGGCAACGGGCCACGGTTGTGATGGCACAACTACATTGGCAGCCCCTGGACAAAGCACTGTGTACGCAGAAGGTTTGTTGTGGTGTAGGTTAGGAGATGTGACTGTCAGCCATTTGGTACCATCAGGTGAAGACTGCGTGGCTCACGTCGCTTCCATTTCAGGATCCAGCAGTTCTGTTTATGTGGAGGGAGTTTTATGTGCAAGGAAAGGCGATGGTTGTGATGCTGGTTCTATTACAGGCAGTGCGGCCACAGTTTATGCAGGTTAAATATAAAATATGTCCACAGTAACTTACAAATCAAAATCAACAGTGCAGAAGAACACTTCCGCAAGGACACAACTGTTCAAGGGGTTTTCCACACAGGGCAACAACTTCAAGGACACTAAACTGTATGATTTCGAGTTGGTTAAACAGGATCTGTTCAATCATTTCAACATAAGGAAGGGAGAGAAGTTGGAAAATCCGGAGTTCGGAACCAACATCTGGCAGTACATATTCGACCCGTTGGACGATCAAACCCGAGAAGCCATCACACAGGATGTGCAAAACGTCATAAACTATGATCCCAGAGTCGTTTTAGACAGTTTACAGCTGGATGAATACGAGCACGGAATTCAGATCACCATCGGAGTGGTGTATGTGGCCTATGGAGTCGCAGAGCGAATGAACCTTTTGTTCGATCAAAACCAAGGTTTGATGACACAATCTTCTCAATTGTATCCAGTCTAAAAGGTAGAATAAAGTGCTTACATTATTTCTACAATAAATATTAACAATGGCTGTAGACACAAGACAAAACACTTTATTATCATCATCTGCCTGGCAGAAGATTTATAGAACATTCAGTGAAACTGATTTCAAATCATATGATTTTGACACCATCAGACGCACCCTAATAGACTATCTACAAATAAACTATCCTGAATCATTTAATGACTATATAGATTCTTCGGAGTTTGTTGCACTGATCGACTTGATAGCATACGTTGGTCAGTCTATTTCTTACAGGGTCGACTTAAACGCCAGAGAAAATTTCATCGATCTTGCTGAGCGTAAAGAGTCAGTGCTGAGATTGGCCAGATTGATTTCCTACCAACCAAAAAGGAACGTGGCGGCATCTGGTTTTTTAAAAATTGATTCGGTCATCACCACAGAATCTGTGTTTGATGCCAACGGACAAAATCTTGCCAGCACTCCGGTGTTGTGGAACGACATCACCAATGCCAATTGGCAGGAACAATTTAATTCGATATTGAATGCGGCTCTTAGCAGGGAGCAGTTCATAGGCAAACCACAGGCCGGTGAAACAATCTTCGGCATACCCACAGAAATGTACAGATTAAATTCCGCCAACATCTCAGAACCATTGTATGGTTTTAACAGAAACATCGGTGGAGTCAACATGCCGTTCGAAGTGGTGCCTTGTAGTTTCTTAAATGAGAAATACATCTATGAAGAATCACCTATTCCAGGCAACGGTCTATCATTCATATACAAGAATGATTCTCAGGGTTATGGTTCGGCCAACACCGGTTACTTTTTACATTTCAAGCAAGGGTCTGTGGGATTCCAAGATTTCACAGTTACTAATGCATCGCCGAACACAGTGGTTGCTATCGATCAAACCAACATCAACAATTCAGACGTATGGTTGTTTGGCCTTGACGAAAACGGCATAATTGAAAACAGATGGACCAAGGTGCCTGCGATCACAGGCAACAATGTCATCTATAATTCATTGTCACAAAACATCAACAACCAATACGCAGTGATCACCAGACCAAACGATCAGGTCAGTCTTGTGTTTTCAGATGGTGTGTACGGCACACTGCCAAAAGGCAATTTCAGATGTGTGTTTAGAGCCAGCAACAATTTGACATACTCTATACAAAAATCTTCAATGTCGAACATCAGCATCTCTGTGGACTACATATCCAGATCTGGCCAGACCAACACACTGACCATCAACGCTTCATTGCAAGGCACAGTAACTAATGCATCTCGTTCACAGTCCATACAGGAGATCAAGACTCTGGCACCGCAGTCATACTACACAAACAATAGGATGATAACTCCTGAAGATTATCAGATAGTCCCGTTGACAGAGAATCCATCCATTGCGAAAGCAAAGTCGCAGGTTAGAACAAGTTCTGGCATATCGAGATTTTTAGATGTTGTAGATCCGACCGGAGTCTATTCACAGACAGATATTTTTGCTGACGACGGAATCCTTTACAGAGATGAAAAAGATCAAACTTTTGATTTCCAATTCAGCAACAACAATGACATACAACAGATGATCAACACCACACTTACAGATGTGATGAAGTCTGCAACATTTAGACACTTTTACTACAAGAATTATCCGTCTTTGACATCACCAAACAAGACTTGGAACAGATCAACCATATCCACAAATTCATGTACAGGATACTTCCTTGAAGGATCCACTCCTGTATCGGTTGGAGCACAATCAAGTTCCAACTTGAAATATGTCACAGCAGACTCTCTGATCAAATTTACAGCACCTTCCGGTTATCATTTCATGAACAATGGTACTTTGATGTTGGGTTCAGCCAATCATCCAAATTCCAGAGATAGTTGGTGGAGCAAGATTGTTTCTGTCGAGGGAGATGGCTCCAACGTGGGGCAAGGCAATCTCGGTGACGGCACTGGTCCTATTCAACTTAATGATAATTTGCCAACCACAAGTGTGTTGTCGGAGATTATACCAAAATTTATTACATCTGTCAGCACCACACTGTCAGCGTCCATCATCGACAATGTCAAGAATTACAGGAATTTTGGATTATCATACAATTATCTCACATCTACATGGTCTGTGATCAACGAGGACAATCTAAACACGGGCACTTTCAGTCTTGCTAATCAGGGATCAACAGCAAACACACAATTGGATTCATCATGGATGATAAGATTTACTACAAATGGCGTTTCTTACACTGTGTATTACCGTTCCACAGATTATGTTTTCCAATCCAAATCCAGAAATAAGTTTTACTTCGACGAATCAGTCAAGATATATGATCCTACCACAGGTAAAACCATTAAGGATAAGATACAGATACTTTCCACCAACCTCGGACCAGATCTAACTTCTTCCTTGCAGAGAAACTACGATTGGCAGATAGTTAAAAACTTTCAGGGTGTAGATGGTTACTACGATACAAGAAAGATGAAAATTGGATTTTTCGATTCAGATGATGACGGAGTAGTGGATGATCCTGATCTTTTCGACACAGTTGTAGGAGAACTGACATCACCCACATCCAAGTATGTGTTCTTCCAGACAGTGACCAGAAATGGTTTCGAAGAGCAAGATCCTGTGCTGAACAGTGATTTTGTTGTGACATCCATAGAAGGTGACATCACTGATCTTAAAGTGTACGCAAATGGTCAAAAATTTTATTTTTCCTCGACTAAAACATTCAAACAGTACAACAGCACCACTGGCACACTGACAACCCTGTCTGGATACAGTGCGTACATAGGTAGAGATTCACTATACTACAGATACAACCATGGGGCTCCAAGATCTCGAAGAATTGATCCTGCTGTGTCAAACATGATAGATGTGTATGTGATGACAAAAACTTATGATCAGGAATTTAGAACCTGGCTTAAAAAGAATCAATCAACTACAAAGCCTGTGCCTCCGACCATCGCTACCCTAAACGAAACATATACAGCAAGCTTGAATCAGTTAAAAAGCGTTTCGGATGAAATAATCTTTAATCCAGGAAAATACAAATTAGTGTTCGGTCCTGGCGCCGAGTCTGAACTGCAAGCAACATTCAAGATTGTTAAAAATCCTGCCACCAACGTCAGCGACAATCAATTGAAATCATCTGTGGTGGAATCGATTAACACTTATTTTAGTTTGGGGCTCTGGGATTTTGGAGACACTTTTTATTTTTCAGAATTAGCCGCATTCTTGCATAATTCATTGACACCTGATGTGTTGAGCGTGGTCATAGTACCTGCTCAGGCATCGAGTGGATTTGGTTCATTGTTTCAGATCAACTCTTCGGAGAATGAAATTTTGATATCATCAGCCACTGTGGATAATGTTGAGATGATCACATCGATAACTGCTGAAAAAATCAAAGCCACAGGCAATGTTGTAGTATCGACTGGTACATCATCATCGACTACTGGCACAGCAACAGTAACATCCACAGCAACTTCTAGCAGTTCTAGCAGTTCTGGGGGTTACTACTAATGGCAAAATCAACTCGCCCTTCACATAAACTATTACCACAAACTTTTCAAACCGAAAAGAATAAAAAATTCCTATCCTCCACTCTGGATCAATACATAGAACCATCCACATTGGATAAGGTTAATGCTTATGTAGGACAAAAGTATCACAGCAGTTTTAGGAAGGATGACACATATCTTCAAGAACAGAGCAAAGAGAGACAAAATTATCAACTGGAAACAGCTACAACTTATAAATCTAATGGTTCCGAAATTGATTTCATTGCACCATACATAGATGTGGTCAATGAAATAGGTGCACGCGGTGGTGACAAGTACAGACACGACAAACTATGGCAAAGTGATTTTTACTCATATGCTCCGCCGGTAGACGCAGACAAACTCATCAACTTCAGAGAGTATTACTGGATCCCTAATGGTCCTATCTCGGTGCAGTCTAACATAGACAACCCCGGAAGTGTGATCACTATTAATGTAACAAATGAAGGTTTAACGGGATGGAAGTTCAACAACAAGGCCAATGTAAATCCTGACATCACTGTGTACAGAGGCAACACTTACAAGTTTGTAATCAACGCTCCGGGCATGAATTTTTGGATCAAGACAGATTATGGCACAGGACGTGACAGCACAGCTAACACAGATTACGTGAACAACAACGGAGCCTCGTCGGGCGAGGTAACTTTGTACATTCCGACGTCGGATTCGTCTACTATACCGGAAACTGTTTTATATTACCAATGCGAAGATCATCAACCTATGCAGGGTCGATTAATAATCAAAGACCTTGCCAATGAAAATTTCGACATCCAGGAAAACCTTATAGGAGTAAATGGATTCACAGACAGTCTTGGCCTTGTTTATTCATCAGGGCAGAAGATAACATTCCAGGGTGATCCAGTGTCCGACAGACCACAGACGTTCTACGTTGAAAATGTTGGCAGAAGTATCATGTTGGTAGAGCAGAAAGATCAATTGGTTTATGAGCTTTATGGAATCAGCGAGATTGAACCATGGGACTACAACGGAGTGACTGGTTGGGATTCCAAGGGTTGGGGCGAAACCATAGGTATAATTGAGTTTCCTGATTACTGGACCATAAACAGAGCATCACAGGATTTGAACGCATGGTCCAGAGGCAACAGATGGTTCCACAGATCGGTCATAGAGACAGCCAATCTTAAAAACAATCTTCAAACAACTCTGAATGAAAACCAGAGAGCCAAAAGACCTATAGTAGAATTCATACCAGGATTGCAACTGTTCAATCACGGTAGCAGAGGCAAGGGAGTTGATTTTGTCGATACCAAGACCACTGATGCATTCAGCAATCTGCAGGGTGCGTTAGGATTGAGCATTGATCAGACCACAGTGACCGAAGGCTCCACTATCGTGTTTCCTAATGATCCTGAGCAAAAGAATAAAATTTTTACCGTCAAGTTTGTAGTTCTGGGAGACAGCAGTCTAAGGATCACGTTCGATGATGATTCCACCACTGTGCAAGAGGGACAGAGCATATTCGTCAAAAAAGGTAAAACGCAAAAAGGCAAGACATACCATTACAAAAACGGTGCATGGGTGTCGAGCCAGGCAAAGACAAAGTTGCAACAGAAGCCTTTGTTTGATGTTTTCGATGATGCCGGAATAAGTTTATCAAAAAATGACACCTATCTGTCGACTACATTTGCTGGTTCCACACTGTTCGAAGTTGCCACTGATTCGACTCAAGGAACTCCTGACACTGTGTACAACACAAATGTGATTTACCAAAGATATGGATTGTTGTCGGACATTCAGCTGAATGATTCTTTCAACAAGGACACATTCCAGCACATAACAGACCAAGGCCTTGAAACATTCAACCTCAGACAGTATTTTTTGAAAGTGAATTCGGGTAGTTCGTACACACTTTCCAACAACTGGAAGAAAAATGTAATCGAACATCCTCAACAACGCATAGAAGAATACACAGCCAACAAGGATCAAACAGACTTTGAAGTCAAGGCGTGGAGAAATTCTGCACAATTGACCGACATCACACTACAAGTTTTCATAGACGGTGAGTTGACCAAAGATTATGTGAGGAAGAACACCAACAAGAACTTGATAGTCCGGTTGAACAAAAAACAACCACAAGGAACTCAGATAACCATCAAGTCTTACTCTGAGAGAGATTTTCCTACCACAAATGGTTTTTGGGAAGTTCCTGTGACAGTGGTCGGAAACCCATTGAACAAGAATCTTTTATCTTTCACACACGGTGACATATCTTCACACTATAAGACCGGTGTGCAAAACCACCCCTCATTCACTGGATTGGTATCGGGGGCCAACAACAGCAGAGATCTTGACAATGTTTTTGCTTATTCTACTAAATTTTTGCAACATTCCAGCAGTGCACCATTGGCGTCTGTGTTGACCAGAGATCCTGTTTTGGACATTGTGTCTGCGTTCAGATCTTCGTCCAATGACTATGAAAAAATCAAGAAATCTTTAATTTCAGCTTGCGACACTGTGACACTCAACGGCACAGTGGCCGAACAGTTGGACCTACTTTTGTCATACATCAATTCTAACAAAAACAGTTCTATGCCATACTTTTCATCTGACATGTTGGCATATGGCACCAATAAGAACACACTGTCCTACACAGTAACTGACGCAAACATCACTTCGTATCCTATCACAAGTGCTTTCGATCTGGAAAAATTATCGGAGAAAAGTGTGTACGTTTACATCAACAATGTGCAGATACTAAACGGAACAGATTATGTGTTTACTGATCTACAAGATTCGACAGCGATCATCGGTGTGGACATAAAAAAAAGTTTGAATGTGGGAGATGTCATCATCATAGACGAATATGTTTCTACACAAGGATCGTACATCCCGGCAACACCCGCCAATCTGGGTTTGGCTCCTAAATACACCCCGAGAAAGTTTTTGGATGACACTTATCAATCAGAGGATTCTACAACACAAGGCATCAATGTGATAGAAGGACATGATGGTTCCATCACAGTGGCATATGATGATTTCCGTGATGACATATTATTAGAGTTTGAAAAGAGAATATACAACAATATCAAAACTATCTACAAGGATGACATCATCAACTTAGAACCAGGCTTCTATAGATTGAATGATTACAGCACTGACCAGTATGACACTTTGATAGCCAGAGAATTTTACACATGGTCGGGCGTGAATGCTATCGATTACTCCACTAATTCTACATATGATTCTGGAAACCCATGGACGTACAAATGGACAGGCTATCAAGCCAAGTTCGATGATTCGCAACTCAAGGGTTTTTGGAGAAGGATATACCACCTATGGTTTGACACAGACAGACCACACACCGCTCCTTGGGAGATGTTTGAATTTTCAGAAAAACCAGAATGGTGGGATTCAGTGTATGGACCAGCTCCTTACACAGGAGGCAACCTACTGCTTTGGAAACACGTTGAACAAGGGTTCATACCGCAAGGATCGAGAAAAGGATACTACAGGAGGTATGCCAGAAACGGAGTCCTTTCCAACATACCAGTAGACGATGCTGGAAGATTGTTGGATCCTGCCAATGCAGGAATCATCAAAGGCGGCACATCATCTGAACAACTGCAATCATCTTCTTGGGTTTTTGGAGATTGGGGCCCACCAGAGACTGCATGGAGGAAATCGTCATCATTCAGATTCGCACTACAGATAGCAAAATTTTTGGCCAGACCCGGGCAGTATTCAGGATTGTATTTCGACACGTCCAGAATTAAAAAGAACACAATAGATCAATATGTTTACGACGGCAAATATCGAGACACCATCACAAACTATGCCCTTCCTTCGGGGACAACTTTAACCGCAGGTTATGTCAATGTGTTGTATGATTATGTCAAAGGTTTGGGTTTCGGCATCGATTACATAGCCAATAGGTTATCCAATCTTGATGTGCAGTTGGCCTACAAACTGGGTGGATTCAGCAACAAGGAAAATATGAATGTTGTGGTAGGCAGCTACAGTCCTTCTTCGACTAACAAGAGTGTATACATTCCTAAAGAAAATTTCAATTTATACTTGTTTAAAAGTGCACCTATCGACAATGTCAATTACTCGGGTGTGATAGTTGAAAAATCCGCCGGTGGATACAAACTGAGTGGATACAACAACTTTGATAGATCATTTTCATATTACCCACCTCGGATCAACAACAACAATAGTGTTGTGGTGGTGGGTGCAACAACAGAATCGTACGTGGATTGGCGAGCGAATGGATTCTATGCTTCCGGATCGGTTGTCAAGAACGGCGGATTCTTCTACAGAGCCAACAACAATATTTCCAGCGGACAAACCTTCGAAGAGGACAATTGGAGCAAGATAGGCGCAAGCCTTCCTCTCAAGGGTGGAGTAAGGGTCAACAAATACAAGGATTACCTGCAGAATGTCGCAACCATAACATACGGCACTGAAGTAAGTTCCACACAGGAAGTGGCCAACTTCTTGTACGGTTATGATCAATATCTTAAAACCAAAGGGTTCGTGTTTGACGAGTTTTCAACAGAACTCAACACTCCCATTGACTGGGATCTTTCAGTCAAGGAGTTTTTGTTTTGGAGCACCCAGGAATGGGAAAATTCAGCAGTCATAACACTTTCGCCGGCATCGGCCAAATTAAAATTCCAGAAGGAAAACACAATTGGTGATGATCTCATAGGCGGTGATAATTTTTATACAGTATTACAACAGGATGGATTCCCCATCCAGCCCACAAACTTGTCCACCAACAGAACTAATGGACAATTTGTGATAGAAACCAATCCAGATGAGGATGGAATCTATAACGCAGACATCAGGGCCATACAGAAAGAACATGTGCTGATACTGGACAACAAGACTTCATTCAAAGATGTGATATATGATGACTTGATGGGAGTCAGACAGGACCGTGTAAAATTGGTGGGGTGGAAAACATCCAACTGGAACGGAGATATTTACGCTCCCGGTTACATCGTGGACACTGCAAAAGTTTATTCCTGGACAACATTTACAGATTACAAGAAAGGCGATGTAATCAGCCATCAAAGCAACACATACGTTGTGTTGAGTAATCATAATTCCGGAGAAAACTTCAACAATTCTTACTACAGGTTGAAAACAAGTGAGCCGCAAAAAGACCTACTACCGAACTGGGACGCCAAGGCCGAATCGTTTAGAGATTTTTACTCCTTAGATACAGAAAACTTTGATGCAGAACAACAAAAGTATGCACAGCACTTGATAGGTTTCCAGACCAGAACGTATTGGGAGAACTTGGGATTGGATGATTTGACCCAATACAAATTCTACCAAGGAATGATCAAGGACAAAGGCACAATCAAACCCATACAGCGATTCAAGTCTCCGACCACTGTGCAAGATGCAGTTGAGTACAATGTGTACGAAGAAAATGCTTTCAGAGTGGGAGAGTTTGGGTCATACAGGACAGATCAAAATTATCTCTTTGCTTTGGATGACAAAACACACAGACAGCAACAGCAAGTATACAACATCACGCAAAGTGTTGTCGATGACACACAAAATATCATAAATGTTTCAGCATCTGAGATGCAGGACAGACCCTACGAATTACAGTTTCCTACTTTTGCAAAATATTCATATGACACACTTAACACCCCGGATCATATTTTCCAGTATCCGATGGCTGGTTATGTACAACCACATCAAGCAAAATTTAACGCCTATGACGAATCACAGTTGCTTAATCTTTCAGTCGCAAATATGTTCGAAGGAGATAGGATCTGGTTGGCCAACACTGCCAACAAGGACTGGGAGATTTATAGAGCTACGACCATAGACAATTATATAGAATTTTATGAAGCCAGAGATGGAATACTTCAGTTCACCACATATAACCCACACGGACTTAATCCCGGAGATTACATTGTGGTCAAGAATTTTGACAATGCCATCGATGGCATCCACAAGGTAACTGAATCACCGGACAGCACAGATGGATTGTACAAGTTCAGTGTTCCATTCGTTGAAACATTCGACAGCACAAAGCAAAACGGCACCATCATGAAATTGACTTCTGTGAGACTTTCGAGTGTGGATGACATTGTAAACATCACTCCCATCAATGGATTTTCAACAGGCGACACCGTGTTTGTTGATAATGGATACAAGACTAACACAGGCTTATGGAAGATATATCAACTCAACAACAACTCTGTGTTCGAGAAAAAACAAAAATTTAAGAGTTTAATATCTACAGCGGCAGACACTAATTTTGGTTCTGCAGTGGGAATCAATTCAAACAACGGTACAGTATTAGTGATAGGATCACCCAACGAAAATGCCGCGGTGATTTACACAAGGAACTCTGATGCAGACAATTTCAAGCTCAAAAACGAAGTGGTGTACACATATTTGAATTCAGATTCTTCAGACAAAAATGGCACCAGTGTTGCAGTGTCAGGCGACGGAAACACAGTATACTCTGGTTCACCTTATTCCAAGTCCATTATGAGATTGAATCTTGCTTCCGCTTACACATCTTTTGTACCCGGACAACTCATATACGGCACAGACAGTGAAGCCACAGGAAGGATCTTGATAAACGACACAACAAATAATGTGTTGTATGTCAAGGTAATAAGTGGAGTTTTCACCACAGAAAATTTATGGTTAGAAGATTCGTCCAGTTTGGTATCCATATCGTCAGTGGTAGGTACCACAACAGAAACTAATCAAGGTTTGGTGCACATTATGACCAAAGATCAGTATGGCAGTTGGGGTATCACCCAATCTGTGGCATCCCCGACATTAGGCAGCGACGAGTACTTTGGATGGTCTGTGGCTTCTTCGTCTGATGGCACATATCTGTTTGTTGGAGCGCCGTCCAGCACCACACTTGCCAGTGATTCCGGATTGCATTCAGGCAAAGTTTACGTTTACAAGAAGACAAGCGGCAAGTACATATACAATCAAACACTCACACCAGGCAGTTCATCCCAATCGATAGATAAGTTTGGATTCTCCATAGCAGTCAGCGATGATGCTAAGGTGCTCACAATCAGTTCGCCATATTATGATCTCGACTCATCGTCATTCGGCGACAGCGCCACAGACTCTGGTTCTGTCTATGTTTATAGATTAAACGATGACACTTACTACTATCAAACACAAGAAATAACCAGTCCTAATAATCAAGGCGCCAACTTCGGGTATTCAGTGGGCATCAGCGCCACAGACAAGGACTTGTTGATCGGGTCACCACAAACCATAGTAAATGAAAATCCACAAGGCGCTGTGTATTATTACAAATTAAATTCATCCTCGCACATCGGGGACGGATCCACAAACGCATTCACTCCAAACTTCACTGTGTCATCTGATACAGTTTCGGTTTCTGTGAACGGCAACACAGTATATGATTATACCACGTCGGGCAATGTTGTGACATTCGGAACAACTCCTTCGATAGGTGATGCCATAGTGATTTCGCAGTACAAGTTGTATCAGACAATCAATCAACCCGTGTACAAAGCCAACAGCAAGTTTGGTCAGCGTGTTGCTGTTGATGGCAAAAGATTAATTGTGCATTCTTTAAATTTCGGACCCAAGCAAAAAACAACTTTTGACAAATTTTTGACGGATGGGTCTACTGTGACTGCGGAAACAACATTCGACGGCAAAGCAACTTCATTTGTAAGCACTGTTTCTAACACCGGCGCCGCATTTGTGTTTTCTAAATTAGATACTAAATTTGTTTACGAATCTGAATTACAACCCAAGGATCTTTCATCCAATGACAAGTTTGGTTCGGCGCTGGCATCATACAACAGATCGATATTTGTTGGTGCACCCGGCCAGAGCGTGATTGGATCCGGAGACTCCACTTATTCGGGAGCGGGTCAAGTATATTGGTTTAAAAAACAATCAACAGATGCGAGTGGATGGGAATTGATACAAACTCAACCAACTTTGGTGGATCATAATAAAACTAAAACAGTGCAGGTTGTGAACAAACAGCGTCCATCATTGATATCAAGATTAGAACACATAGACCCAGCCAAAGGCAAATTATTCGGTAGAGTCGAGCAAAACATATCTTACAAAACTCCTTACGATCCTGCAGATTACGATTCATGGACACAAACTAACACCGGGCAGGTCTGGTTGGACACTTCCAAGTTTAAGTTTGCTTGGTACGAACAGGGTGATTTGAATTTTAGATTGTTGAATTGGGGCAAACTTCATCCGAGTTCCACAGTGCAGGCAAATGAATGGACAGAAAGCGAGTACACTCCGGAACAGTACAACAACCTTGCAGGAACGCAAGAAGGAGAAAGTTTAGGAATCACAGGAACTGCACAATCAAACTACGTGGCCAAATCAGTTTACGATCCCAATGTGCAACAGTTCAAGAACAAATATTTCTTCTGGGTTTCTAACCCAACTGTGTTACCGCAAGTGTTGTTTAGAACAGTCACAGCCAATCAGATTGCACAGTCCATAATTGATCCGAAATCATACAGCCAAGAATACAGTGCTGTGGTTAGAGATGATGCACTCTTAGTTTCATACAATCCTAACAGGATAACCAATGAATTGAGTCTGCGTTTTGAAAACCAAAGCGAGTCTGAGATACAACCACACAAAGAGTATGTTTTAATTTCTGAAAATGACACCACCACAAACATTCCGACACAGCTGATTGAAAAAATGAAGGACTCATTGGAGGGCAACGACATAAATGGTAGAACAGTGCCAGACGTCAGTTTCCCATCCACCATGTGGTATGGTATATTGAACAGACCGAGACAGTCTATGTTCAAAGACAGATTCGCGGCGTTGCAAAATATGATCGAGTTCGCCAACAAAGCATTGGCAAAAAAACAATACGCTGGCAACAAGACACTGACAAATTGGCTCAAGCAGGAACCATTGCCGAGCAAGATCGTGGAAGGTTACAAAATCAAAGTTGATACTGACACCGATCTCACATATCTAAACACAGAAACCTACAACACCAATGACAAAGTCTTGGTTGAATTCGACTCACGTGCCGGCAATCGATGGACCATAAACACTTTCGATGAGAACAGGAAGTTCAGAACCACCAAAGTTCAATCATATGACACCAAAAGGTATTGGGAATACACTGATTGGTACGCAAGCGGATACGATTCTACCCTGACTCCTGATTACACGGTGGCAAATGAGCGTGCAATGAGAACCACCGAATATGCGATAGGCACAATCATAAAGGTCAAATCCAGTTATGATGGAAAATTTAGATTTTACAAGAAGACATACAACAGTTTCGACACAATAGCATCCGAGGATGGCACTTTAAAAATCAAAACTAATCTGTATGACACCAGCGGATCTAATCTTGGATACGATGGTGACACATATTCTAATAATGTGTTCGATGAAAGAGCAACCACTGAAATAAGATTCTTGTTTGATGGACTGCAGAAGGACATATTCATCGACGCAGACTTGTTAGAATTCAACAAGATGTTCTTCACACTCGTAAGATATGCTGAACAAGAACAGAAAAACCTTGATTGGTTGTTCAAGTCATCTTTCGTCAAACTGATCAGCACATACAACAAGTTAGAGCAACCACCGGAATTTAGGCTGAACACAACATCGGCTGTCACAGAATTCATCCAAGAAGTGTTGCCATTTAAAACCAAGATAAGGGAAACATTAGAACAGCACAAAAATTTAGAAACTCTCGAAGGCGATGTGACAGACTTCGATAACAAATCTTACTATGACAGTCAAAACAAAACTTATGTAGCACCAAGAGTATTTGAAGACGACAGCACTTATTTTGATGTGTACAATTACAATCCATGGAAGTTCTATTCAGACAATTACAAGTTTAAAGTAGGATCCATAGATGTAGGAACCAAAGGTTCTGGTTACACTTCTACTCCTACTGTCACTATCACAGGCGGAGGCGGTTCCGGAGCTGTCGCAACTGCTGTTGTGAGTGGTGGTGAAATAACATCGATCAAAGTCACAGCATCTGGCAGCGGTTATACCACAACACCAACAGTCACCCTAACTGGTGGCGATCCAACAACACCTGCTGTTGTGGCGGCAAGATTGGTCAACAACAAGGTAAGAAGTTTCGACAGCATCATCAAGTTTGATAGATTGAACAGCAACAAAGAAATATCGAATTCTGTGATCAAGGAATGGGCTCAGTTCACACCATATGCTGTAAACGACAACATACGAGTTGGTAAAAAAATATACAGGGTACACACAGCATTCACCAGTGACTTGACATATGACAAGGACGTGTTGTTGTCTGATTCATCCACGGCTGGATATCTTACTGTGCTCACTGAATGGTCGGCAACAGACAGAATCAATTCATACTATTCGCCTACAGCGGGAATGGCAGGACTCATCGGTGATGGTTCAACAAACATAGATGCGTATGCACAATTGATGACGGGTTTAGAATATCCTGGCACTAGATTAGTAGGATTGAAGTTCGAAGAAGGCGAAGGATACGATGTTGAGCCATACGATATTGCAAGATATGACGCAACTGAGCAGGATGTGATTGATCCTACTGAACTAAGAAATGTTGACCAAGTGGTTGATTCCAAATCTTTCACCACAACATTGGGCACCAAAGCGGAAGACATTGAAGTAGTAGGCGATGCATTCATTTCAGAATATTCTGCACATGCACCTGAGGAAGTGTTGCCGGGCGGAGTGTATGACACGCTGGACATGAAAATTTACACAGCACCATCCACGGGCAGTGGAATGATGGCCAGAGCAACTTACTATGGAGATGGTTCGACCAAGTCGTTCAATGTGCCAGGAAAGATCAGCACCCTGGACAGTGTGAGAGTGTATGTTGACAATCAGTTCAACCAGGCAGATTCCACAGACTACGAACTCGATGTTGTGGCAAAGACAGTGACATTCAACACTGCTCCTGCTAACATGGCAGTGGTGACTGTACACACGGTGGACGCATCTGTGGACACGCTGGTAGCAGAATTTGAGTTAGATGGCGATGGCAGTACCACGCAGTTTAATCTTAATGTGTCCAGAGATTCCATCCAACAGACTTATGTCACAGTCAACGGAATTAAGACATCGGTCACACTCAACCAACTCACACCCACTTGTGATGACACCACATTTACTGCTGACAACACAAACATCACCGCAGACGAAACAGGCGACAGCGGCATAACCAAAATTACTTTCTCTTCCGCTCCTGCAGAAGGATCCAAGATATTCGTGCATTTCTTCAATGTTTCCGGAAGCATAGCATACAGCGAGATGGTCACCACTGAGTACACAGTGCCGACCACAGGAGCTAACAAAAATAAAGTTTCGCTCAATCCAAGACCTGGATTGATCGGACCATACGAACACAAAATCATCGTTGAAGGAGTGTCCGGCACATCATCGACCAACAGATACAGATTGAGTCCACCGGTGGTTAGATATTTCAGCGGAGATGGATCCACAAGGACTTTCTTCGTGCCCAACAACAATTTCAAAAAGATTGAGGCAACTGACAGCACGGTCGAAGTTTGGGTGAATGGAATTTACCAAGGAGATGACTCTTCAGTCAATTCTGACTACACATTGAACAATGACTCGTCCGATGTTGTAACAGTGACCCTAAACACAGCTCCGGCGGTTGGAGAGACTGTGGCAGTCATGCTCAAGATAGGACACGATTATGAATTAGACACCAACGCATCAGTTATGACTCTACGTGATGGTTGGTCTTCGATAACTGGCAATGATTCATCGAGCATCAACAATGAAAAAATATATGTGACAACTTTTAGAAACCACAACCAGATGAACATGAGAACAGAGCGTTGGGAAGATTACGCATATGATCAAGGTCAGGGAGACGTCCATTTTACTTTGGCCAATGCTCCTGTCAGTGCAGATTACACATTCGTGCATCTCGACAAACAGCACCTAACTGCCAACCATGATTATAGGGTTGAAGGAAACGAGATAATCATTCCTGAATCGGTCATAGGGGACGGCACAGTCAAGGATGTAGTGATTTCGTATGTGACCGGCACAGTTTCACAACCAGCCATGGGTTATAGAATTTTCAAAGATATTCTCAACAGATATCATTATAGAAGATTAAGCAAGACACACACCACCACGCTGGCTCAAGCTCTCACACAAACAGACACCAGCATAATCGTTGCAGATGCTTCGGTGCTGGCTAATCCAAATCCTTCCGCGAACATACCCGGTGTTGTCTGGATAGGCAAAGAAAGGATCACATATTTTACCAAAGATGGGAACACTTTGGGACAGATCATGCGTGGAACTTTGGGCACAGCCATTTCAAACACTTTGGTGAGTGGAACCAAGGTGGTAGATGCTTCATTGGTGCAAAATATTCCTTACACAGATACTGTAAAAGTTTCTACATTTAAGGGTGATGGAAGCACCACAGCCTTCACAATGGTCAATGATGCTGACAGTGTGTCATTCACTGCATCAGCAACAAATCAGTTGGTGGTACAATTGGGAGGAACCAAGATCACCGACTACACAGTGGATGGATCAAGCACTATTACATTGGGAACTGCTCCTGCTACTGGTGTGATGGTAAGAGTAACCAAGAAAACAGGCACAACATGGTACAATGCAGGATCCGGCACAGCCGCTGATGGGTTAGGACTGCAAGCATCTACAGGAGAAGAGGTATCATTCTTACAACAACATCCCGCAGAACTGCCCGAAAATTAAAACACATGAGAAAAGGACTCGCTAAATAACAAGATGTCACAGCAAGAACAAACACCACAACCGGAATCTAAGAAGCCAGACGAACAGCAAGGCATAGATATTCAAGGTTACATCAAAATTCATGACCCTGAAACAGGTCAAGTGTATGTGGACAAGAAGAATGCCATCCACTATGAAAATTTTTCCGTGGCATTGGCACAATCCTTGGCCAACAGGACCACTGGCTTCATGGAAGAAATGCATTTTGGAAATGGTGGAACCACAGTAGACGCTTCAGGTAATATCACATATTTGACACCCAACGCCACTGGTTCCAATGCTAATCTTTACAATCGAACTTATTACAAGACTATAAACGACACATCATCATCCAATACTGACACAGCAAGAAACAAGTTAACAATTTCACACACTACAGGAAACACCTACACAGATTTGATAGCAACATGTTTATTAGATTTCGGTGAGCCTGCAGGCCAACAAGCTTTTGATAATACAACCACGTTGAATGACACATATGTGTTTGATGAATTGGGACTATTCACAAATGAAGGCACAGCGGGGGCTGGCAAACTCTTGACACACGTCATATTCCATCCCGTCCAAAAGTCGTTGAACAGGTTGATACAGATCGATTACACTATCAGAATCCAATCATTAACAAATTTTGTGGACGTATAGTAAATGGCATACACTATTAACAAAACAGATGGAACAGTAGTAGCAACAGTCGAAGACGGCACACTCAATACTTCCACCTCGATCAGTTTGGTTGGACAGAATTATCAAGGCTATGGCGAAGCAATTGGCGAAAATTTTATTACTCTATTAGAAAATTCTGCGAATACATCAGCACCTACTAATCCTATCACTGGTGAACTTTGGTATGATAAAACTAATAATTCACTCAAAGTGTATGATGGTGTTTATTTCGAATACATCAATACAGTAAGACCATCTTCCAGCCAACCCACACAAAGTTTAAGAACAGGTGTATTGTGGTATGACACATCCAATTCATTATTAAAATTATACAACGGTACATCTTTCGTAACAGTTGGTCCTGTGACAGTTTTGGACGAAGACAACATGGCTTCGAATTCTGCAACTGCTGTCGCATCACAGCAATCAGTCAAAAAATATGTGGATGATCAAATTGTAGCAAGTAACACTTTGCCGGTGGTTGGTGATGATTCCACCACAATAGAAGTACCTTTTACAACAGGTTTAACTGTGAGAGGTGGAACAAATATTTCAACCACCACAGACATAGACAGTTCAGCAGAATTGATCACGGCATACAGATTGACAGTCAATTTAGATTCGAACATCACAGTCAATCAAATTGGAGCTGCAGATTCGTCATCAGTTTCGATAACATCTCCATTGCAGGTTACCGGATCTCTGCAAACCACAGGAGCTTTTAAAACAGGCACATCCTTGCAGATAGCAGGCACCACTGCGGTGACATCGATATTAGACGAAGATGCCATGGGATCTAACTCAGCAACCGCACTGGCCACTCAACAATCAATCAAAGCATATGTTGATTCAGCAGTGTCTGGATTGACAACCACATTTAGTTTTTCAGATTCCGCTTCCAACACAGGTTCCATCACACTTGGTACCACAGACATGGAATTCAGATCGGGAGATTCGATCACGACCACGGTGGCGGGGACGGGCGTAACATTCGATCTCAACGAAACCATTTCTGTTGACCAAATCAATGCCGGCGACTCATCAGTCATCACAATGGGTGCGCCTATCAGAGTATTATCAGATTCAGGCATCACGCTTGGTGCCGACGATGACGTCAGTTTGACTCAGAGTGGTGCTAACTTCACCCTAAAAAATAAAACAGAGGACGGAAACATTTTAATCAACGTGAATGATGGTGGAGTTGATTCCACAGCAGTCACAGTCAACGGATCCACCAAAGCAGTTACATTTGCAGGCAATTGTACAGTGCAAGGAGACTTAAACGTCACAGGAACAACATTCACAAACAACTCGGAAACTTTAACAATCACAGATCCTTTGATCGTTCTCAATCAAGGAGCATCCATCATCCAAGGTTATGATGCTGGAATAATCGTGGACAGAGGTGTTGGAGATTCAGCCAATCAGCAGAATGCGGCCCTACTATGGGACGAGTCTGCCAACACATTTGCTTTTGTGTTCACTCCTGAAGATGGAACCACAGCAGGCAACGTGGCAATTTCACAGTATGCAGAATTGAGAGTGAGCGAACTCACTGGTAAGGCATCATCGGCCACTTACGCTGACTTGGCGGAAAGATATGAAGCAGATGTGCCCATGGACATAGGAGATTGTGTAAAGATAGGTGGTTCGAAAGAAATCACAAAAACAGATAAGGAATACGACACAGATGTGTTTGGAGTTATCGCAGAAAACCCAGCATTCAAGATGAATGCAGATGCGGGCACTGACGACTCACATCCGTATGTAACACTGACAGGCAGAACTGTGTGCAAGGTGCAAGGACCCATCGCTAAAGGCGATCGCATTGTCACCAGCGATGTGCCGGGAGTTGCAAAAAAGTGCGACTTAAATGACCCTAAATTCCACACTTTGACTATTATTGGCAGGAGTTTGGGCAGTCATGCCACCACAGCTGTGGCCATGATAGAAGTGGTTTTAGGAAGGAACTAACTTTTTTTATACTAATATAAACTAAGGATAAATATTTTAAATGGCTTATACAATTAACAAGACCGACGGATCGATCTTAACTACCATCGCTGACGGTACAATCGATACCACCACTAATCTTTCATTATTTGGTAAGAATTATGCCGGCTACGGTGAGCCATTGAACGAAAACTTGGTGGCACTATTAGAAAATTTTGCGAACTCCACAGCAAACGCTCCTACCAAAGCAATCAAGGGACAATTATTTTATGACACCACACTGAATCAGATGCAGGTGTACAACGGTTCTGCCTTCAAGGCAGTGAGTGGCTCGATTGTGAGCACTTCGGAACCTTCCACAGGATCGCAGGGTGACTTATGGTATGATTCCACTAATGAACAAATTTATGTGTACACAGGATCGACTTGGGTGTTGGTTGGACCAGCTGCCACAGCAGGTGCAGGTGTTTCAGGTTCCATCGTCAGAGTAATCACAGACAACACAGGCACAGACAGAGTTGTTCTGGAATTGACCACTTCGGACACGATAGTTGGAATGGTTTCATCTGTGGAATTTACTCCACAATCTGCTATATCAGGATATTCTGTGATCAAGAAAGGTATCACACTTGGCACCAATGTGACATCGAACAAATTCCAAGGCACAGCAACAGATTCGGATGCATTGGGAGGAATATCAGCGGCAAGTTTTTTAAGATCAGATGCTTCGGACACCACATCAGGTACACTGACAATCCAAGCAGACTCTTCATTGATTTTAGGACAAGACGGCGACGTGTCCATGACACAGAGCGGTGCTAATTTTACATTAAGAAATTCAACAGAAGATGGCAACATAATTTTCTCAGTCAATGACGGAGGTGTAACATCTACCGTGATGACAATGACAGGTGCAGATGCATCGGTGACTGTTGCAAACAACCTCACTGTGACAGGCAACTTAACAGTCAATGGAACAACAACTTCTGTAAATGCAACCAACACAACAATTTCGGATCCGCTTATTGTTTTAAATCAGGGAGCATCGATCATATCTGGTTACGACTCCGGACTTATTATAGACAGGGGATTAGGAGATTCTGCCGCACAAAGAAATGCGGCCATGTTATGGGATGAATCTGCCAACGAATTCGCTTTTGTGTTCACGACTGAAACAGGAAGCACAGCAGGCAACGTGGCAATATCTCAATATGCCAACCTGCAGGTAAGCGAACTCACTGGTCAAGCATCATCGGCCACTTACGCTGACTTGGCGGAAAGATATGAGTCAGACAGCCAATTGGAACCAGGTGATGTTGTTAAATTGGGAGGTGAAAAAGAAATTACCAAAACTACTGCTCCATATGACAAAGACGTGTTTGGAGTAGTGTCAACAGATCCAGCATTCAAGATGAATTCCAGTGCTGGAGACGACAGCACACATCCTTATGTGGCACTGTCAGGAAGAGTTTACTGCAAGGTAAAAGGACCTATCAACAAAGGTGACAGGTTAACCACTTCAGATGAACCTGGAGTAGCACAAAAAGCCGATATTGACAGTGAATTACATTCAGTGTATGCTGTAATAGGTAGATCATTAGAATCGAGTCAAGAGCATGGAATCAGAAAACTCGAAATAGTGGTTGGAAAGTTATAAAAAAGAATATATAAAAAAGTAAAAAAGGGCAAAGGTAGAAAAAGAAAATGACAATAGCATCAGGAAGTTTAGTATTAGCAACAGACTACAACGCAATACGAACCACTGTAGATAATGTCCTGGGCACTGGCTCGGGAGACAGCGGATACGGGCAATCATTAACATCATCAGCAAAGACAACATCGGATATTATCTTAGATGATGACATCAATCAATTATACGCTGACATACAAGTTGCTCACACCCATCAACAAGGATCTGCCACTTCACTTATTGCCCAAGTGACAACTGCTGACCTTATTGAAGCCAACAACGGAGTTTCGTTCAAGGGTTGGACACAATATCAAACAGCGGCCAACCTCATCCAAACAAACAGATTGACTGCCAATGCGGCATCCATGACTGCCACAGCGGCCAAGACCACAGAAACCAAAGCGGCAGGCTGGAACGGTTCCAACAACCAGATTGTCACAGTGACATTTTCATCTGCGGAAGCGAGAAGATTTTTCTTCAACTCGGGTGGTGAAATAAGAATTTCTGCATCAGTGGCTTCGGGTGGTAACACCAAATCCGTAGACTGGGCGACCATGTGTTCATCAGTGGGCACTTTAAAAATTTCAAAATCATCCATCACCAAAACAGGTGCTTCAGGCACAATTTATGGTTCATACAACGAATCCACAATACCAGGATCTACCACAAAGATCATGGACAGATACGGTTCAGGCAACTACGCAGAAAACTACTGGCAAGTAGATGCCGCAAACACATCTGCCACAGTCATCACAATCACTCAAACATTCAACGATGCTGACACAGGTGACCAAACTGGTACAGGACCAGCGGTGGACGAGAACGTGGACAGAGCACTCACAGTGAATGTGGGCGAGTTGAGAGCAACAACATCACTGACCATTGCTTCACCAACTTTCGCAGTAACCAACTCAATCTAATATTGACAGATTTTAACTTTTAAGTTACAATATTCGTATGGATAATAGACTTAGCAAGGCCTTGGAGTTTGGCAACTACATGGTCACACTCAACAACCAAAAAAGATTGCTCAAGGAAAAATTTTTGGATCAATCTGTCCATTATGTGGATGGCCACAAGTTTGAGATTACCAAAGCACTGATCACATACTGCAAGACACTGATCGATCTTGGACACACCACCGACGTGGTTGTGGTGGATTCTTTGGATGCACCCTATCGTGTGCCAGATCTCAACCAGTTCCTTGAACAAATACTCGACGTGTACATGGGCAATCTAAATGCATACCACACTGAATACAACAAAATCAAAAACAAACGATCCATACAAGAAATTGTAGACAATGAATAATGGTGTCCTACTATTTGCCAACAACAATGATCAAATTGACTATGTCAAACAGGCGGTATTCTTAGCCACACAGATCAAACGCCACATGAATTGTGGTGTGGCCATAGCAACAGATTCACCGGATTACCTCAAAGACGGGTTCACAAAACACAATTCTGCAGTGGATCACATCATCCCCATTGACTGGCACGTGACCCAAACCACACAATACAAGAGATTCAGAGATGGAACCAAAGCAGAAAAGAGCCTTATGTGGAAAAACACCAATAGGTCATCGGCATATGAACTGACCCCATTCGATCAAACCATAGTTTTGGACACTGATGTCATGATCAACAATTCGAAACTGCAGGACTGTTTCCAACAACCGCACGATTTCCTGATAGACAGGCATCCTGTGGACATACATCCGACCAGACACGATCCTACTTTCGAAAGGATTTCGGACAAGTCCGTGCAATTCTTCTGGGCCACCGCTTTCTTTTTTAAGAAAACACATCTCACACACATGCTGTTCGAAATCATAGCACACGTCAAGGAAAATTATAATTTTTATAGGATGATGTATCAAATCCAACCCACTAAATTGAGGAATGATTTTGTGTTTTCTATAGCAATTCACATTCTAAATGGCTTCCAGACCAATCCTGATTGGCCGTACTCCATGCCGGCTCGGATGTTTATGACCACTGACAAGGACATCCTGCACAAGATCAAGGACAACAAGATGACATTTTTGTTGGACAAGGAAACCCATCCTGGGCAGTACACAGTCAATTCTGTTCAAGGAGTCAATGTGCATTGTATGAACAAGTTTTCTTTGGGCAGATGCATCGATGAGGTATGGTCTTGAGCAAAGGTTTTGGAATTTTCGCACAGAATGTCTACAATGAAGGTCATGAGTGTGACTATCTGACCCAGGCTTATGCCCTTGCACTCAGCATCAAGATCAATTGCGGCAAGCAATGGCCGGTGTTTGTGATGACCAATGACCAAGTACCTGAACAATACAAGGAAGTGTTTGACGAGATAGTACCGATACCTTGGGGAGACATGGCGGAAAATTCACTGTGGAAGATTGAAAACCGATGGAAGATGTATCACAAGACACCCTATCGAGAAACCATCGTGCTGGATTCGGATTGTTTGGTCATGCGTGACATTTCACATTGGTGGGATCTGTTGGAGGGAAGGACTGTGAGTTATGGAAACAACCCCATCACATACACAGGCCAACCCATACAAGACACATACAGGAAAACTTTCATAGCAAATGATCTTCCTGATGTGTACAACACCATATTTTACTTTAAAAAATCTCCGGAAGCCAAAGCATTTTTCACAATGGTGGAAATAATTGTAAACAATTGGAAGGAATTCTATCTGAGATATGCTCCAAAAGAATTCCAGAAATTCCCTTCCATGGATTTGACCTGTGCCATAGCGGCCAAACTCACAGGCATGCAGGATGAATTCACAGACAGAAATTTTATCCCCTTCATCCACATGAAACCCAAATGCCAAGGATGGTCCAACGCACCTTTGAATTGGACCAACGTGATCGGATCTTACATCAACAATCAGGGAGAACTAAAATTGGGCAATCACAGAATCACTGATGTTTTACACTATGTTGAATCCGAATTCTTGACTCCGAAAATCATCAACACATTGGAGAACTTGTACCATGTCTAACATGTGGATCAGATATGATGCCGAATCTGGCACCATCCATTCCATAGGTGGTGGCCGAGACGACACGTTGGAAGGATCCTGGGCAACCATAGATCTTTTCACAGCCACAGAATTCATCGATGGAGTCAAACAGATCATGGATTACATCGCGGTGCCAGTGCCCGGTGACGAAGGCACAGTGAAAATTGTAAACACCAAAGAAGAACAGATTGATTACGACATCGCCAAATCCATTTACCAGATTGAAAAGGGGTATTATCCAGAAGGTGAAAGTTGTATAGTCACGCAAGAACCGGACAAGTGGACTGTGAGCCTATCGGAAAAACTAAGATCCATGTTGAAAAACAATGACTACTATGAGAAAAAAGTGTATAATTTTTACATCACTGAAGAGAATGATCCTAATGTGTTGTTGGACAAGTTCCAGATTACCATTGGTGATCTAATCCAAGGGGACTGTGTGATCAAAGACATAGATACTAATGTATGCCAGAGGCAAGATGTGAGTGTGTTCGCATTCAGACTCTTTGACACCTACAAACATGTGGTAAAAATATGAAACAAGTAAAAATTGCAGACTGCGACATAGTTTTCCTGTCATACGATGAACCAAACTGCGAACAGAATTGGGCAGACTTGGCGGCCAAAGTGCCATGGGCCAAACGAGTGCATGGCGTCAAAGGACCTGACAGAGCACACAAAGAATGTGCCATGATCGCAGAAACGGACAGATTCGTCACAGTGGATGGAGATTCCATCATTGATCCGAGATTCATTGAACAGATCATCACTGTGGAAGATGACGTGGACGTCGAAAATTCCGTGCTGTCATGGTGTGGACAAAATTCCGTGAATGGCCTGCTGTATGGCAACGGTGGCCTCAAGGGTTGGCCCAAACATTATGTGTTGACCATGAAGAGCCATGAAGCCGCTGACACAGATCGTGCTCGAGTTGATTTTTGTTGGGAAGGAAACTACATTCATTTGAACAAGTGTTTCTGTAAGACAGTGATCAATTCAACTCCCGAACAGGCATGGCGGGCAGGATTCAGGGAAGGCGTCAAGATGACGCTGGATCGTGGGTTAAAAGTTGATCCGCATGCCATCAATCAAAATCATTGGAAGAACATGGACAGATTGTACATATGGCAGATGGTGGGCGCTGATGTTGACAACGGATTGTGGGCCATCCTTGGAGCAAGGCAGGGATCATATCTGACCAATCTCACAGACTTTGATTGGGTACAGATCAGGGATTCGGACTACCTAAGCACATACTTCAAGAGCGAAGTTTCCACCACCATAAATGACGCTAATATCATGGAAAAAATACATGAGTATGGTCGATCTTTGGTGGAACAACTACACTTCCCCATCGCTGTGGAACCGCTGAGTCCACAGCAGAGCATATTCCACAAGTCGGTGTACAGGAATCCGGAAAGGACCATCAAGGGATTTATGGACTACACAAATGGATGAGTTTCAGGACGTTAAAAAATTTTCCAATGAGTTGGATGCTATCAGTCCCAGCATGTGTTTCGCCAAATGGAAGCAGGTCACACTACATCTGCAAACAGGACACAATCATTCATGCCATCACCCCAAGACACACAAGACACCCATCGAAGAATTAAAGCAGGATCCTTCTGCCCTACACAACACAGAGTTCAAAAAATCACAGCGAGCACTCATGCTCAAAGGACAGAGACCCGCAGAGTGTGACTACTGCTGGCGAGTGGAAGATTCGTCACCCAACAAACAGGTTTTGTCTGACAGATACACCAAGAGTTATGAACCATGGGCACAGGATTATCGTGATGAGATCGTAAAGACTGGCACGGGCAACATCAATCCTTCGTATCTTGAAGTTTCGTTTTCCAATGTGTGTAATTTCAAATGTTCCTACTGTGCGCCTGAGATATCCTCAAAGTGGATGGAAGAAATCAAACAGCATGGAGCGTACCCCACTTCCACGAGATTCAATAATTTGGAAAACGTGGAAAAACAAAACAAGATGCCCATACCACACAAAGACCCAAATCCATATGTGGACGCTTTTTGGGAATGGTGGCCCGAGCTGTACAAGGATCTGAGGGTGTTTAGGATCACGGGCGGAGAGCCGTTGATGACCAAGAACACGTTCAAGGTGCTGGACTATGTGATAGAAAATCCAAATCCCAAGATATCGATCAACATCAACTCCAATCTGTGTGTGCCCAAAGACATATTAGACAAATTCATAGAAAAAGTCAAAAGGATACAAGGCGAAAACATGATCGCACAGTTCCAATTGTACACATCTAATGAAGCCAAAGGATCGAGGGCAGAATATATAAGACACGGGTTAGATTACAACCAATGGTTGGATAATTGTAGACGTATTTTATCTGAAATCCCCAAATCCAAACTCACAAACATGGCCACATACAATGCTCTCAGTGTGACATCATTCCAAGAATTCATGCAGGATTGGTTACAGTTGAGAAAAGAATTCATGTCTGGTCCTGAAAGACGCAATCCTGTCAGCCTTGATGTGGCATATCTGAGATGGCCATGGCATCAAAACATACACATCCTGCCCAAATCCTACAGACAAATGATTGAATCACAGGTGACTTGGATGTACCAAAACAAGGAAGTTGGCGATTGGCCTCCACTGTGTGGCAATGGTTGGTATGATCATGAAATCAATAGAATGAAACGCATATATTTTGTGGCCAAGCAAGGTCCGGATCAATCATTTGATGTTGAACAGGCCAAGAAAGATTTTGTTAAGTTTGTGGATGAACATGATCGCAGACGTGGCACGAACTTTTTAAAAACATTTCCTGAAATGACTGCTTTCTATCATGAGGTGAAAGATGCAATTTGATTATATATTAGATAATATAGCCAAAGCAGAACTCAAACTCAAACCATGGCCATACATCTCAGTACAAAATTTCCTCAAGGAAGAACATTTGCAACTTTTTATCGATGATTGGCACAGCATTGATTGGTTAGAGCATGAAGATAAAAAGGAAGAGTACAAGAGAAATTGGGAAGAACCAAACTGGGTGCGTGATTATTATTCTGAAGAGCACAGCAAAGAATTAAAAAACTTTTTATCAAGTTTTGAAGTGTTTGACATCATGCAACAGAAATTTGATAGATGGTTTGATTGGAAAAACATATGGGTAAAACGCATGTTCAAACGTGATGATCCTGGATGCGGCGATTACAGTCACACAGATGTTTGGATTCATTCGTACATGGTGTTACAAATCTTTTTTCCTGATCAATCATATGATAAATTTGGCACAGTGTTGCAGGAATATGAGCATCAGCCACATGATGAAGCAGTTGAACTTCCTCTAAGGAGGAACCAAATGTCGGGTTTTGCAAACACACCAACTACTTGGCATGCGGTCAGACCGGGCAACAGGCTAAGGAAAAGTTACATCCAAAGATTTTTATACAAGGACGGACACAACCCATATTACAATGAGCAGTGATTTATACAATTGGCGTAAAAAAACATTAGACTCTGTGAGTCCTTCTTTCTGTGCGGCCAAATGGTTGAATGCTTCCATACATTTGGGCCATGGCTACACACATTCCTGTCATTTGCCCATACCACATCCCATAGATCGTGAAGCCATCAAAACAGATCCTTCTGCCATCCACAACACAGAACACAAGAAGAAACAGCGAGCCAAGATGCTGTCAGGCATCAGACCCGCTGAGTGTGAATACTGCTGGAAGATTGAAGACATCGGTAGAGAAAACATTTCAGACAGGGTGTACAAATCCAAGATATACAATCAAGAAGACATTGATGCCATAGCCAAACTGCCACCACAACAGAATGTGATGCCAAGGACACTGGAGATATCATTCGATCGTGTGTGCAACTTTGCTTGTTCATACTGCAACGCCGGCTATTCCACCACCTGGGGCAAGGACATCAAGACAAATGGAGCCTATCAAAATTTGGTCACAGATGGTGCGGGTGCTTATCACAACACGGGTGAATGGGCAGAACCATACGGACCATTAAATGAAGGCAATCCCTATGTGGAAGCATTCTTCCGTTGGTGGCCAGAACTTTCTAAACACCTACAAGAGTTACGAATAACTGGTGGCGAGCCCATGATGGGCAACGGATTATGGCGACTACTCCAATCCATGTCCAAACAATCATTGCCATCGATGAGATTCGCGGTGAACAGCAATTTGGGTATCAAGAAAGAACTTTTGAACAAATTGATTGGATACACACATCAATTGGACGTCAAGTCTTTCGATTTGTACACTTCTTGTGAAGCATACGGCACACAGGCGGAATACATCCGCGATGGATTGAATTACAACGAATGGAGATCGAATCTTGTGGCTTTCATGGACAATGCAAATTTTAGATCAGTGACTATGATGATGACGATAACTTCTTTGAGTCTATTTTCTATTGTTGATTTTATGGATGATATGATCGAGTTGAAAGAAAAATACGGTCACAATCGACCTTTGCTTGATCTAAACATATTAAGGTGGCCGTCATTTATGAGTCCTCTGGCATTACCTGATGACATCAAAGATTATTGCAGAACAAAATTAAAATATTGGTATGCCACCCATAAGCATCATGAATTACTGGGTGAAGGTGAGTTGGCACAGATACAAAGATTGATTGACTACATAGAAACAGTGGATAAACCACATCGCAGAACCACAGAAGACAAGGCCAAACTACAGGCAGATTTTAAAAGTTTTTATCAACAATATGATCAGAGACGTGGCAAAGACATCAACAAGGCCTTTCCACCTGTACTAACTGACTGGCTGAACACTGTTGAAATACAGCATAAAGAATCCAAAACCATATCACAGGGTATTTCTAACTATGAAGATTAATGTTGCATATGATAGGTTGGGTGAGTATAATCTATCTCACACGGAACTCCATGATCGTTTCAAGAATGCACCAAAATGGATAGAGTTTGACTTTGATCAAGTCGAGGAAAACACAATACAATATTTTTGCTCCAAGAATGAAAAATTTGTGTACAATCTCGGCACCATCGGTGGACCAAAATGGTGGTTGTGTGGCGGCAAAGGCAAATTGTTTGACTACTTTTCTACCGAATTGATTGCACAAGCACAACAAGGCAATGCTTGGATACACATTGATCAATCCATGGAGGGATTTCCCCTTTTAGAAATTCAAACACCATACAACAAAACAAGGATAGTTGATGCATTTAAAATGTTGCATGATAATCTTGAAACCTATAATATCAATCCGAGTCAATTGATCTACAGCACATCCAATTTGATAGAAAGATACAATTATCATTCTTGGTGCAGGGAACACAATGTGAGTAAAAAATTCCATATGGTCATTATACCGTTTTTTGCCTGTGCGACTCAGCAGAGTGGATTCTTTGATTGGGTGGATAGACCAGACTACAGAGATGATCCGCACAATGTTCTGCTCCAAGATCAGATCAACTATAAGGCCACACACGAAATTTCACTGCTGAACTGTTTGAATCGTGTGCAAAGGACACACAGAGCACCGTTCGTGGCCATGCTAAATTACTATAATTTGATCGAAGGAAATATAGTGAGCCATGACAATCTTGAAACTCATTTGAAAAACACAATTAAAATTTACAATTGGTCGGATCATCCTTCTTTCAATGACCCTAATTTTTCCGATTTGAAATCTAAACTTCCTTTGACGTATGACATGAAAGATTTTTCTGTAAATCATGCACAAAATTTGAACAAGGAAATATATCTTAAAACATATGTGAGTGTGATTACTGAAACTCTTTATGAAGATTGGAAACCAACAGTGTTCTTTTCTGAAAAGATATTCAAACCCATGAGAGCACATCACCCATTTATATTAGTGTGCCATCAACACGGCCTGCATTGGCTTAAAAGATTAGGGTTTAAAACTTTTAACCAATGGTGGGATGAATCCTACGATGATGAATCCGATCCAGTAAAAAGAATGGAAAAAGTTTGCATGGTTTTGAAAGATCTCAAAAAGTTATCTGTGCATGAATGGGTATGGTTGTATGAACAAATGAGCGAAACACTGACACACAATTACAACCATTTATTGAATACTAAGTGGTTCCAAGGAAAATATCATGACATCTTTTAAAAGAGTGTTTTGTTTTGGTTGTTCGTTCACAGAGTATCAATGGCCCACGTGGGCGACCATTCTGCAAAAAGATCTCGATGTACCTGTGTACAATTGGGGGCTGTGTGGCATAGGCAACAGGGGAATACTTTCCAAAATGGTGCAGGCAGATGTCAAGCATGGTTTCAACCAAGATGATCTAATCATGGTGGTTTGGACTTCATGGACCAGAGAGGACAGATACATCCAGGGGCATTGGCGTAATCATGGTAATTTGCTCAACCAGGATTTCTATGACAGGAACTTCATCAGCAGATATTGGGATTGGGAAAACGATATAATCAACAACTCAACCTGCATAATCTCTGCCAATCTTGCTTACAAACCATGGTTAAATGGATCGATTGTAAAAACTGATAAACCACAAGATCTTTACATACCAAATCAAACAGACAAGGACAAGATAGAACTGCAAAACCAGAGGAACATGATAGATTTTTATGTGTCAAAATTACCAAAGATGCAATACTTTGACATGAACGAGAATTCGTATTATAATAACACAACAACAGATGGTCATCCGGATATTATGTTGCACAAAAAATTTGTTTTAGAAAAAATTTATCAACCATTGGGTATAGAAATGAAGAATACCACCCATCAAGACATACAAACATTCTATGATCATGCTGTTGAAAAGTTTTCTTCCTTCAAAGATCAAAAGTATGCTTGGGAAAAAATGGTAGATGCCTGCAAGGATCTTTGGCACCACGGAGATTGGCAGAGATCGAGGATAGACGATTGGAACACAAATGTATGATGTAATCTTTATAAGTTACAATGAACCGGCCGCTGATCAGGCCTGGAAAAAATTATTAGCAAGATGTCCGATGGCCAAAAGGGTGCATGGAATCAAAGGCATACACAACGCTCACGTGGCGGGCGCCAAATTGGCATTCACAAAAATGGTATGGTTTGTTGATGCTGATGCTGACGTGATGGATGATTTCGACTTTGGATACACAGTCAGCCAATGGGATTTAGAAACAGTGCATGTGTGGAGATCACAAAATCCTGTGAACGGATTGATATATGGCTATGGAGGACTCAAACTGTTTCCAAGGCACTTGACAATCAATCAAGACACTTCGAGACCCGACATGACAACATCGCTGTCAAAAAGTTTTAAAGCAATGAAAACAATTTCATGTACTACAGCGTTTAATGTTGATCCTTTCAATACATTTAAATCTGCTTTCAGAGAATGCTGTAAGTTATCGTCAAAGGTAATTGACAGACAAAAGGACACAGAAACAGAACACAGATTGGATGTATGGTGTACTGTAGGCGAAGACAAGCCATTCGGCAAGTATGCTCTGCAAGGAGCCCAACTCGGTCGTCAGTATGGGTACGACAACAAAAATGATGTTCAGGCATTATACAAAATTAATGATTATGAATGGTTAAAGGAGCAGTTTGATGGATCCTGTTGAAATACTGTCGAGGTGTAAACTACTTTTCGAGGAAAACCAACAGTTCGATGACCTAAGGAAATCTGTCGTAAATCAAGATCTCAACAGCATCTTTAGACACATTGGTGATGACAAGTTTGAAGATCTTAGGAAAGCAGTTGTAGAAAATAATTTACACAGTCTTTTTAGACTGCTGGGTGACGAACATGAAGATTTGAGGAAAATGGTGATAGAAAAAAATCATTTTTCATTGATTAGATCATTGCAGAATTTATCCGATTCGAGGATGATAGATGTGTTCGACATGATAACCAAGGATGAAACCATTGATCCGGACTGCGTGAGCAGGAGTCAGATACGATGCAAAAAATGGTTGGTTGAAGAATTGGAAAAACACAACTTGGACTTGGGCACTGTGTTCTTGTGTGCGGGTTGGTATGGTTTGTTGGCTGTGATGATGTTCGAATCTAAACTCAAATTCACTAAGATAAGAAACTTCGATGTGGATGACAAGTGTAGGTTGATCGCTGAAAAGTTTAACAATCCGTGGGTGGTAGATGATTGGAAGTACAAACACTGCACCCAAGACATCCATGAAATAAATTATGACACACATGTCTACAATGTGTTGCGTGGAAATGGCACTCCTTGTGAATTGACCGACTCACCAGATACCATCATCAACACCAGTTGTGAACACATAGAAAATTTTGATGCATGGTACAGCAAAATCCCCGCTGGCAAGTTGGTGATACTGCAAACAAACAATTACAAAGACATCCAAGAACACATCAACTGCGTCAAGGATGTAGACGAGTTCGTTGGGCAAACACCCATGAACCAAAGACTGTTCCACGGAGAACTCGAAACCCCTAATTACAAAAGGTTTATGACATTTGGATACAAGTAATCTCACTCTCAGACAAATGCAAATGGAGTCTGCCCGGGCGTTAGTGGTCATGGAAGCAACCAATAACAATCTTTCCAAGTTCAACCACACAGCCAGCCACGACAGCCAAAATTGGTACAGAGCCGTGATAGAATGGTATGTTGATCAATACGGAGATCTGCCCAGCAAGACAGGTCCGGCCAAAGATGTCAAATTATTGGCCGAATAAATATCCATATGCAATGGGAAGATATTCTAAAATCCAAACATCAAACATTTACTTTTACTGATCGAGTTCCTGACAAATCATTAATAGACAAGATAGTCCAGGAAATCCATGCCAAGTGCCCGTCAAAACAGAACAGAGTGCTGTATGATCTTAAAATATTAGATTGGTCCGACGAAGAACTTCGTTTGGATTTGTACAAGAGCACAGAACGAGACCCTAATGGAAGGAGGGCCGGCGAGTACAATCCTCAGACGTTAGCCCCATATCTGTTCGTTTGGTCTGCACGTGAAATAAAACCAATGACAAATTCATACGGTGAAGACTCGAACCCTGAATACAAAGATCCACAATGGCAGTTTAGTGTTACCAACATGGAGATAGGAATTTGTAGCATGTTCACAGTTTTGTCCGCACAGGCCAAAGGTTTGTCGTCAGGATTCTGCAAGTGCATCCAAACACCATCCATAGAAGAAAAATATGGTTTTACACCATTGCTGTTTTTAGGAATTGGTTACAGTTATGATCTACCAAAGAAAATGTTCTATTGTCCTGTGAACAAAAAAAATATGGAAGTGCCCTATGGCAGTGAGGTAAAGCCAGAGGTTGATTCTTACATATCTTATAGTGTATAATAGTTTTAATGTATAGATTGCAAGACATCAGACAGGTACATCTTGAGATCACACAAAAATGCCAAGCGGCTTGCCCGATGTGTGACAGGAACCAGAATGGGGGTGCTCTCAATCCACACATCAATCTTGATGAATTAAGTCTAAAGGATTGCATGGATATCTTTCCATTTTCTTTTGTTCAACAACTGGATTCAATGTACATGTGTGGCAATTTGGGAGATGCCATCGTGGCAAAGGATACGCTTGAAGTGTTCGAGTACTTTAGGAACTGCAATCCAAACATGCATTTGAGTTTGAACACAAACGCCGGTGCCAGAGAGCCGGAATGGTGGGATAATTTAGCAAAGGTTCTTGGTAAGAATGGACACGTCATCTTCTCAGTGGATGGTTTGCAAGACACCAATCACATCTATAGGCAACATGTGCAATGGTCAAAAGTGGAGCAATCCATGGATGCATTCATCGGAGCAGGTGGAAGGGCACGATGGGATTTCCTCATATTTGAGCACAATCAACATCAAGTCGAGGAGGCTGAAAAAATTGCCAAGCAAAAAGGGTTCGAGAAGTTTGTGGCCAAGAAGACAGGTAGATTCGTGACCACCCAGAGCGATGCCAAACAATCGCATCAAGCAAAAAACAGGAAAGGCGATGACACTGCTGAATTAAAGAAACCCGATGAAAAGTATCAAAACGAAGCACTCAAAAAACAACAGTCCATAATCGACAAGTATGGTTCGATGGATGCTTACTATGACGCTGTGCCGATATCATGCAAGGTGGCCAAATCTAAGTCAATATATGTTTCGGCGGAAGGCTTGGTGCTTCCCTGTTGCTGGACCGCAGGCAGGATGTACAAATGGTGGCACAAAGATCCCAAGGTGGAACCAATATGGTCATTGATCGACGGATTGGGAGGCAAGCAGGTTCTCGATGCAAAGAATGGTATATCTAAAGTTTTTGACAGTGGCATATTCGATCAAATACAAGACAGTTGGAATCAATCTTCTTGTTCACAAGGCAAACTCAAAGTCTGTGCGATGAAGTGCGGAGTAGAATGGGATCCTTACACAGAGCAATTTAGGTAGTAACATGGAAGTACACAAAAAACCTTACGCACATTTGATTATCAAGAATCACATGCCAGATGTAGATTTTCAACGCTGTAAAGACAGCATCGTGTTTGATGAGATAAAGGCATACTGCGATGATCCCCAAGTGCATGAACACGACAACGCACTGCACGGAAACTATTCTATGCCAACCGATTTGACCAAAGACGCACAATGGCTGTTCGATTATTTTGCAAACCAGGAAATGTATGATATGGTCACACAGGCACTGTATGGACAAAGATTACAGCCGGATCATTCCTACATCAATCTGCATTGGGACAATGCAGACACCAGACTCGGAATCCACAACGATCAAAAAAAATATAGATGGTTGGTCACTGGCCAGTTGTACATCAGTGGATACGAAAAGGACGGAGTGATTTTGCAGGATGACAATCTCAACGAAATAACACAAGTCCCGTTGGAACCAAATCTTTTCTACGCCATGGCGACATCCATGTATTCATGGCATCACGTTAAGCACCTCAAAGAAGACAAGGTCAGCATACTGGTGAGGTTTGGCAAGAAACAAATCAACACCATTACGAATTATGATGAAGGTACGGATTACGGTATAATCATACACAATGACAATCACTTCGATGGACATTATAGCAAGATTGGGATGAGAATGGCCAACATCACTGAAGCATGGTTGTATAATCAAGGATACAAGAACATACACATGAGTGAATGGCGCAATCCTGCAAGTTTAGAAAAATTGAAATCGTACTGCGACAAGTATTACAAAAGAACTATAATTGTCCCCAGTGGTTATCTATCCAACAAAAACATTTTGACAGACAGCATAAACGAAAATGATGTTGAAAGAATAACAGAAGACAACATAAAGAAACACGCCGAGTTGATATTTTCGCGAGACAAGTACGTGAATTCGAGATTCAGAGCGGGAGAGATCATAATGAAAAGTTTCAATCCACTCGCCCACTTTACAAACACAAAGGAAAAGATACTGTAATGAACTGGAAGGGTTTGAAAATATTAGAAGTTTCCTTCACCACTTATTGCAATGCGAATTGTCCATTGTGCATGAGGACAGATAAAAAAACCGGCAAGAAAAAAGAAAGTTTGCCACTGTGGCACTATGATATAGACAAGTTCAAGACACTGTGCGATCAATTGGACAAAACTGAAATAAGGAGCATACACTTCTGTGGCGATTATGGCGATCCCATGATGCACCCACACATAGAAGAAGCCATAGACTACGCCATCCTGCAGAAGGGCATGTTGGTGCAAGTTGACACCAACGGAGGTGTGCGTGACAAGGATTGGTACAAGAAAATGGCGGAAAAATACGAAGGCAATCTCTACATAAATTTCTCTATCGACGGTTTTGATCAATCGACCAACTCCATCTACAGGATTGATGTTGATTTTGAAAAGGCCAAAGAAAATTGCACAACATTCGCCAAATACAATCTGTGGCCGGGTAACTGCAATTGGCAGATGTTGATATTCAATCACAACTACCACCAGATCGATGAAGTTGCCAACTACTGCAAGGCAAACGGCATAAGATTTGACTTCAAATTGAACAAAAGACACTGGCACAGGTACACAGTCAAGAACCCCGACATCATAGAGTTTGTAAAAGCTAAACAAAAAGAGTACAGTTATTTGACAGATGAATATTAAATGTAAATCAAAAAAATTAATGATCAACTATGACAACACGGTGTGGCCTTGTTGTTGGGTGTGTACCAACCGTAGAGGTGATTATCTACAGTCATTACCAAAAGATTGGAACAGTCTGGATCATCACACCTTGGAAGAAATTTTAAATCATGAAGCATTCACAAAGCACTACAACACAGAACATTGGAACGATGAGACCAAAGTAGACATAGAATGTAAGAGGGAGTGTGACCATGACTGAGACAAAAAAATTGAGCGAAGATCTTAAGGTCGGAATAATCAAGGAAATTCTGGAGAGATACAATTTATCACCCCAAACATTTTGCTTGGCTCCTTACATGCACTTGGATTATGATCAGTCCGGGGAGATGCATTCCTGTTTCGAAGGCAAGTCTAAAATGGGAAATTGGAGGACTAATTCTGTGTTCGAGCAATTCAATAATGAAGAATATCAGAAATTGAGGAAATCACACAGGATTGGAGACATAGTAAGCACACAGAAAAATTGTGAAACTTGTTACACGCACGAAGATCACAATGTGTATTCACATAGATTGAGAAACTTGGTGGACAAGTACAACATTATGGGGCACGCAAGGTTCGAAAGCTTGATTGAAACACTGTCAAAGGCAGACATCTCTTCGATTGAACCCAACAATCTTGACCATGTAGAAATGAGATTGTCTAATTTCTGTAATCTGAGATGTATGCATTGCGATCATAGATCTTCCACTCAGTGGCTAAATTTCTACACCAATCAAGAAAATATTGATAAAGCCAGAGAAGTTGGCATTGCGATTCATCCCGATGCGAACGCTGAAAATATCATGCAGTTCTTCAATGATCATCAACACAGCACTGCCAAACATTTCGACGAGATAGTCAAGACGCTACAGAATTCAAAACTCATTACTTTTTCGGGCGGTGAGCCGTTGCTGGATCCATACTACAAGCCATTAATGGACGAAATAGTAAAAAGTAAAAATTGTTCTACAAAGTCCTTGGATATCCATTCGAATTTGAACATAAAAGACATCACTGCATATTTTGATCACTGGAAGAAATTCAAAAAGGTATCCATTTATGTAAGCATAGACTGTCCTCCATCCACATACAAATATTTCAGGAGAAATGGAGACTGGAATTTGGTCGCCAGCAACATTAAGAAAATTAAGAATGAATGTTCGCAAGTCAGCGTGATAGGACATCTTACGTTCAGCCTTTTCGGTGCACTGCGGTACAAAGAAATTGCAGACACATGGGAGGACATGGCCCTCGAACCAAACTCGAGCATTGTAATCTTAGGACCAACCAGTTCGAGGTATCTATCAGATCCTCTCAAACAATCAGCATTGTCGCAGATGAATGAAGTGTTGCAGAACAAAGATGGAAAATATTCCAATGGTTTGGTTAGAATGACTGATAAATGCAAGACATACCTGCTGAACACAGAAAGTTATGGAGAAAATATACATCATGAAGTCATCGGTTGGTGCAAATTGCACGATAAAAAAACAAACTTGCAAACTTTAGACTTTTATCCTGAGCTCAAAATGTACTATAATAATAACAATGTCAAATAAACTTCCTTCTAACACTTTCTGCATACTGCCATGGATGCATCTATCCACGAGACCGGATGGGTCAATGCGTGTGTGTTGCACAGCCAATGCATCTTCCGTGGGGGCCACAAATGACAAAAAGCATGGAGGACAGGTAGGCATCCTCAAAGACGAAGAGGGTAGACCAAACAATTTGAATGTGAGTGATTTCCTTTCTTCTTGGAATTCTACATACATGAAGAATGTTCGCAAACAGATGTTGGCAGGCGAACAACCGCCATCATGTTTGAAATGTTATAAGGAAGAGGCCGCAGGACACAGAAGCAAAAGGCAATGGGAAACAGAGTATTGGCTGAACAACGGTGCCGATCTCGAGACTCTGATAAAAGACACAACTCCCGAAGGAGAAGTACCGCCGCGTTTGGAATACATTGATTTGAGATTCGGCACCAAATGCCAGTTGGCCTGCATCATGTGTTCACCACATGATTCTTCGGGTTGGATCAAGGACTGGAAGGCAGTGTTCCCCAAGGTGCAGAATCCCGAACTTAAAGAAATCATGCAGTGGGAGAACAAAGGATCCACCAACAATTCATCCTACAATTGGCACAAGAACAATCCTACATTCTGGAAGCAGTTCTATGATCAAATTCCACACATGAAACAGGTTTACTTCGCTGGCGGAGAAAGTTTGATCATTGAGGAACATTATGAGATATTAGAAGAGATCATCAGGCAAGGTCACAATGACAGGATCGAATTGCGATACAACTCCAATGGTGTTGAATGGCGTGATGACTTGTTCGAACTATGGAGCAAGTTTAGGAAAGTTCGATTCCACTACTCGGTTGATTCGATAGGTGCAATGAATGAATACATAAGGTATCCTTCCAAGTGGAAACGCACAGAAGAAGTGTTCCACATACTGGACAAACAAACCACAAACAACGTAGAAGTCACAGTGGCGTGTGCAGTCCAACTGCTGAACATCTATTACATTCCAGACTTTATCCAATGGAAACTTGAACAGGGATTTAATAAAATTAACATGTGGCCGTTTGGTGCAGGTGGTATCAACTATCATTTTGTGTATTGGCCGGGACATCTCAATGTCAAAGTATTGCCCGAGTGGTTCAAGAAGAAATGCAGAGACAAGTATGAAGCATGGTATCCATGGTGGGAAAAGAATTGGGAAAAGGGAATTCCAACATGGCACGAAGGCAAAGTCGAACACAGCGAATGGCGTGATGCAAACTATGGCATCAAAAGATTAGAAGGAATGCTATCTTTCATGGAATCGGAAGACTGGAGCCAAAGGCTGCCACAGACAAGAGAGTTCTTGCAATTGAACGATGCTCACAGATCAAACTCTTTTGCAGACACCTTTCCGGAAATGAAGGACATATTCCGTGACATCTAAAGTACCATCAACAGTTTGTGCGGCACCTTGGATGCACTTCGCAGTCAGTACTCATCCTGACGGATTTATCACAATGCCTTGTTGTAGATTTAGACTGGGCAGTGATTCGGAATATCGCAAACACAAGTTCCAACAGCCAGAACTCGCTGTAAGCCAGAGAGGTTACTTCGAAGACATAAGGCAGAGAATGTTGGCCGGGGAAAAATTAACCGGTTGCAACAAGTGTTGGCGTGAAGAAGAGCACAAAGGGTACAGTTATAGGACGCTCATGTTCGACCGACTGGGCATAGATGAGATCGATCACCAAGCAGGATTCAATCTCAAGTATTTGGAGATTTTCTTTTCAAATTTATGCAACCTATCATGCAGGATGTGTGATATAATGCAGTCCAGCCAATGGGCAAATCTATACAATAATGCATTTATACCCGCTGGTATCACAGACAATCAAGTTGTGCCCGAAGAATATTTGGACGAAACCGGGCGTGCCAAGACCAGTCCTGTGAGCTTTGATTTATCACTCTTAGACAAACTGGATCTCAGTGACCTCATCGAAGTCAAGATACTTGGCGGAGAACCAATGATCACTCCGGATCACTTGGTGTTCTTGGAAAGATTGATGAAGGACAGCAAACAACCCAACAAGATAAAATTGGTGTATCACACCAATGCCACCAAACGACCACCCAAGCAAGTGGTAGATTATTGGAAACAAATGGAAAAGATAGAAATCGTTTGTAGCATCGATGGTTACGGAGAGGTCAACGAATACCAACGGATAGGTAGCAACTTCGATACGATCCAAGACACGATCGATTGGTACAAATCACTGGACGCAAACATTGAACTGAGAATACATTCTACCATTAGCCTTTTGAACGTGTGGAAGATCGATGAATTGGTAAAATGGAGCAAGACAATCACAACTGAGAACATATCCTTCGACTTCGTACAACGACCGTCCTATTTGGATGCAACCATAATGCCTGATGAAGCCAAAGTTAAGTGTAATGAAGTGATCCAAAATTCAACCGATCTTTCACAATCACAAAAGCAGTTTATTCTTGCATATTTGAATTCTAAAAGTTATAATATACCGTACTGGAAGGAGTTTTGGAACAGGATGACAGCGATTGACAAATACACCAAACAGTCATTGAAAAACATAGCACCACAATTAGAGGAATACAGAATATGACCATAGCGACCTACACAGAATTCCAACCGTTAAAAGAAGTATTGGTTGGATCAGCATTTGAAACATCTAATTTTGATCATGTTGAAGATCTTGAAGCAAGAGATCTGTTCAAACGAGTCTTTGAGGAAACCAACGAAGATTTGGAAACGCTGTGTGGTATTTTAAAACAAGCAGGTGTGACTGTACACAGACCCAAACAAATATTCAATTTCAGTGAAGAACAAACAGTGATCACACCATGGATGAAATCTTGGTTTCCAAATCACCCATTGATGCCAAGGGACATAATGGGAGTGTATGGTTCCAATGTGGTTGAACACTTCACCGGTGATGCTGGAAGATTCTTTGAGAACCTGGCATATCAACCCATCAGCAGATCGTTGTATGACAGGGGTATGAGATGGCTGAGCATGCCGATGCCGTATGTGACCACAGACAAGATCCCATACAAAGACATGAACAACAGCCAAATCTTTTATCATGCCGCAAATGTCATCAAATGTGGCAAGGATCTATTTTACAGCCTTCCCGGCGATGTTGATTTCGTTAAAGGCAAAGGCACTTCAGCAGGCATAGAATGGCTACAACGTGAGTTGGGCGATCAATTCAGATGGACAAAGATTCCAACTGGCGGCCACGCGGACGGCAAAATTGCACTGTTAAAACCCGGTGTGTTGATGACCTGGAACAGGAATTGGGTTCCAGAGAAGTTGCAGGATTGGGACATCATCGAAGTCAGATCCGAAACCGAACTGCCAAATGAAATACAGTACATGAAAAAACAGAGATACTACAAAAACTTCATCCAAGAATGGTTCTCGCATTGGATAGGTTGTGTGGAAGAAACTGTGTTCGATGTCAATGTGTTTTCCATAGACGAATCCACAGTAATCTGCACAGGCAAGAATCAGTACGCATTCCGTAGGATGGAGAAGCATGGCATCACCCCTATATATTGGAAGTTCAGACATCAATATTTTTGGGATGGCGGCATACACTGTGTCACACAGGATCTTGTGAGAGAAGGCAATCAAGAGGATTATTTTGCTTAAGAGCCAATTAAAATATGACATACTTTTAGACTCGTTGGGTCATACCGACGGCACTCTACTGCAACCATCACCTCGATGCATCGCTCCATTCTTGTGCCTCACAATAGATCCCAATGGAGATGTTTTCACGGACTCTGTGTACAGATTGGCATTAGGCAATCTGCATGAACAGTCTCTCAAGGAAATCTGGGAAGGCGACACTTGGAAACAACTGAGGCAGGATCAGATAGACAGGAAGATAAATCCTGGGTGTGTTGATTGTGCAAACAAAGACAAGATGATAGGCCACAGTCGTAGAAGATTCTATGACACTTTTTTTATGTACAGGATGCCACGGAATCAAATGGAACCGATCACAGACGACCAAGGCTGGAATCTCACCCTAAGACCCAAAGTGACAGATTACAATAATCCCAATTTCCTTTATCTCGATATCAGCACATCAAACAAGTGTAATTTAAAATGTGTACATTGCAGAGGAGCCGTCAGCACAGGATGGATACCCGACGAAAAGAAACTTCAAAAGTCTGACATCAAGGATTTGAGGATGAACAGGTTTGGTGTGTACAGCATGGAAACTGATGTGATTGATAAGATATTCCAATTTCCAGAGTACTTTAAGAATCTAAGATATGTTGCACTGCGTGGCGGTGAACCCACATACGAAGCCAAGAACAAGATCATCCTCAAAAAATTGATCGATCTTGGTTGGAACAGCCAGATCACCATAGACATTTCGACCAACGCCACAGTGAACGACGAGGAATTCATGGACCTGTTAGGACAGTTTGAAAGTGTGATGCTCTACATCAGCATCGAGGGAGTCGGTGAAATGTATGAGTATTGTAGAGGTGGCAAGCAGTACAAGATAGACGATCTCGAGAAGATGATATTCAAATACGCAAACTTGCGAAACAACGAAATTTGTGTTACATTTACAAGCATGGCCACAAACATATTCAACATCAGGGCAACTTGGGATTGGCTACAGAAGTACAGGGATTATTGCACCTTCTCATTCTCCAACACAGTGAGCCAGCCGGAATATCTCAGCCTTGGAGCATTGAACAATGAAATGAGGAAAGAAGCATACGACATGATACAGGACATACACGAAGACATGCCATGGCCGGGCGAGTTCAACAGAAGTTATCAAGCGGGGATAGACAAGTTGAAGGTCAATCTCAACAAGCCTGAGCTACCGAACTGGCAAACATATTTTAACAATTTCAAAAGGTACATCACTGCCATAGACAAAGTGAGAAACACAGACTTTTTAGAAATAGAACCAACATACAGGAAATTTTGGGAGATAAAATGAGCAACAAATTCTCGGGACTTTTTAAAGACTACTTGGGCACTACTGGCAACAGCACTACCATAGAACCACCCTTTAAATTCTTACAGGATCATGTCAAGGAACATGGATGGTTCAATATCGATTACGATGTACAAGACGAGTATCTGGACACTTTCACACAATGGATCAAGTCTTCCAAGTTGAACAAGGTGGAAGGCCTCGACACTTTTCCATTCAAGTATGTGAGCCTTGGTGCCACACAAACACTGGATTGGTTCCATTATGAATGTGCAAGGAACAAATGGCGACTCAGAATGCTCAGAGGCGAGTACCCGTACAACAGAGATGTACATGAATTCTATTGGGAATGGTTCATAGACGATGAAAACGAACCACTACAAAAAAATGATGCGGTGGTGATGAGTGTGCCTTTTTCTGGTGCAGGTCACATCCATCCGAGGTATTATGAAATATTAGAAAAGTGTGATCAACTCAATATTCCTGTTATGATTGATTGTGCATGGTTTGGTACTTGTTATGGTCTTGAGTGGACTTTGGATTTCAACTGCATCAAAGTGGTTGCTTTCTCCACAACCAAGGGTTTGGGCACAGGACAATTCAGATCTGGCATCTGCTACACCAAATGGAAATACGGCCCGATGGCTGTGCAAACAGAATGGCATCATGGCATCCATTTGAACACATATGTTGGTAACATGCTGATGAAAGAATTCAGTCCTGACACTGTGCCAAACTTGTACAGAGAATCTCAGCACGAGGTGTGCAAATACTTTGGTTTAGTACCATCGCCCACAATCCATATAGCATCTGGCAGAAAACCAGATTGGGATTTTTTCCATAGAGATAGTTCATACAACAGAATCAACATAAGGAAGCCTGTGTTTGACTATTATAAAAATAAGTTTTATAATGTAGTTGAGGAAAGATTGAATGGCTAACTTAAGATACATCACCTGTTGCAAGAATTACAGACAGCAAATTATCGAACGATTCAGACCTGCACAAAAGATACCAAAGTTCTTCAGCAAGAGCGAAATAGAAAAGATAAGGCTGTATCAATTTCAAAATGCACACAGAGCCAAGTTTCAAGAAACAGCATCCAACATACAGTCTGTAGTTGATATGACAGACATGTTTAAAAAGATGCCATGGTTGCAGTATAGATTCGAAGAATTATTCGGCAGGGGAGAATTTTCTACTGAACACAGCGGTAACTTTTACATCACCACACAGCCACACGATTGCCACGTTGATTTGCCCACTGAGGATGAACACACATATAGATGGTATGACAACATGATTCCGTGGAAGAGTGTGATTATTCCTCTGTTCTTAAGACATGGAACTAAAGCTTGGACAGCATTTTACAAACAAAGACGCATTGGCTATTCAGTGACGTTTGACAGAGATTTTTCCAGCAGTCAAGATAATTCTGCATACAGGATAGCAAGAGTGTATGATGGACTTATTGATCAGTTCGGCAATCCCACAGATCCTGAAAAAGATTATGGACAGTGGAGCGAACAAAGATATCCACATGTGTCACAAAATAATTTGAGAGGTTTCGAAGAGGAAACAATATTAGAACACGAAACAGGAAGTTTATTTGTGTTTGATGCTTGTCAGATACATGCCAGTGTGCTTCACGATGGTAAACCTGCCGACTGGATGAAGAACGGAATCAACATACAATTTTACAAATATCATGACAGTTCAAAAGAGTTTTGATGAGTTCAGAGATAAGTTTCTTGCATGGAGCGAATCTCACATAGAAAAGGTGAAACCCAACGGGTTTCCTGTTTGTCCATACGCAAGAAAAGCCAGACTGGGCAATGAGATACAGTTCATTGATGCACGGGAAAATATAAACTCTTGTGTGGACGAATTAGATCTCAAGAAATACATGATAGCCATATGCTGGTTGGGAGACGAGATGGCATACACCCAAAAATACATCGACAAGAAGATCAAAGAGTTTTCAGAAGATCCCAAGCACACCAATCTATTATTCTTTATCAGCAATAAAGAATCAGGTGCTTTTGTTAAGAACTTTACCAACTGCATATTTGTGCAGATCAAAAGCGATATCATGAGCAGGAGAGCCTATCTAAAACACACTAATTACTACGATAATTGGCCTGCGGAGTATTACAAGTACATTACAGGCGAGGACAAGTAAAACACCGCTGTATGACGCTTAAACCACCATTAAAACAGCAGATATCCGAGGATCCTACTGCTGATATATCGCCTACTTTCTGCGTGTTACCTTTCATGCATTTGGCAACAAACGCCAGTGGCAAGTACAGAGTTTGCTGTAATTCAACACCTGGTAAAAACCATATTGTTGATGAGAACAATGAACCCATGAAATTAGATCAGCACGACATAGAAGAAGTTTGGAACCTTCCTTATTATCAAAAAATCAGACAGCAGTTTATTAATGGAGAACGTCCTGAAATTTGCCAGAGATGTTTTTCAGAAGAAGATGCGGGCGTTAAAAGTGCGAGGCAGAGTTACAACGAATCATGGTACAATGACACCATAGACATCCAAACAGAGTATGCTCATCCTGATATAAGATACATTGATCTAAGACTGGGCAATCTGTGTAATTTAAAATGTAGGATGTGCAATCCGTATGCAAGTTCACAGTGGGTGAAAGAATGGAACGATGTCGTTAGCACAGCAGAATTGGTGCCCAATGAAAAATTACCCGAAGATGAAATCAAAAGGCTATCCAACATGGACTGGTTTGAAAACAGCAAGGTATGGGATAACATTTCTAAAATTGCTGACTGCATAGAAGAAATATATCTGACCGGAGGAGAGCCGACACTCGCCACAAAACAATATGACCTGTTCCAATACTTGCAGGACAAGGATTTCGCCAAACACATACGTTTGAAATACAACACCAATCTTACAAACATTCCGGACAGGATGGTTTGGTACTGGCACTTCTTTAAAATGGTCAAGATAAATGCTTCAATAGATGCTGTTGGAGATTTGGATAGGTACGTGAGATATCCATCTTCGTGGAACAAGATTGAAGAAAACTTTAAGAAACTGAGAAGACTTAGAAACACCAGACTCCAGATTCATTCTACCGTGCAGACTTATAACATCTTAGCACTTCCTAAATTGTATGAATGGTGCGATTCCATCATGTTCGATGATGTGTACTTAAATATTTTAAATCATCCCAAGTGCTTGAACATAAAAACACTACCTTTAGAGTTGAAAAAATTAGTTGAGGAAAGACTTCAACCATACACAAACAGGCCAAAGGTCAAACAAGTCATCCAATACATGTACTCTGAAGATTGGTACGCAACGTACTGGAAGGAGTTTGTTGATTACACAAACGCCCTTGATAAAAGCAGAGGAGAAAATATCTTAGATTTAGTTCCTGAGTTCAAGGAGTTCTGGAATGTCTAACTTGGCAACATCGGAATACGATTTCAGTGCGATTCCGTTTGATGATATCGTTAGTGTTGGACAAAGGACACTGCTGTACAGAGATATATTTTCTGTGAGTTGGTTGTTGGGGAGATTTTGTAATTACAGATGTTCGTACTGCTGGCCATACGCCAGATCCAACACCAAGGACCATAGACCAACTGAGTTGTGTTTACAAACCATCGACGAAATCAAAAGACAGGCCAGGGAAAGATCATTCAATTCATTCCATTTTTCATTGAGTGGCGGCGAACCAACCTTCCATCCCGGATATCTGGACATAATGAAGCATCTTGCAGATGATGTTTCCAACACCAACTACACATCTGTACACATGACATCCAATTGTTCAAGGCCGATGAAATGGTTCGAAACATATGTTGATCATGCGTCTAAGTTTCACAGGGCATCCATCACTGCCAGCCTACACGTGGAACACGTCAACACTCCCGACCGCATGCAGGACTTCGCCGACAAGTTAATTTACTGTCAAGAACACGATGTGCAAGTCACTATCAATATGGTTATGGTTCCGGAATCATTTGATCGCTACTATGAAAATGCTTTGTTCTTCCACAACCAAGGCATAAATGTCACACTCAAGCCACAGTCGGACACCACCGCATCTAAGATTGTAGACGGCTACACGGATGAAATGAAGGAAAAATTATACAACGGCATGCCGCAGAGAGCATTCACTGAAGTTAAAAACAAATATGTCATGAGACCCAAACCCAAATTCCCTATAGAATCAAAAGAAAACATCACTCACAACACGGAAGTTCCGCAACACTTTCAAGTGGAGTTCCAAGATTCCAAGGGCAAGAAATGGTACATGGACCAAGCAGAACGATTCAATGCTTTCAATTTTAACAAATTCGAAGGTTGGGAGTGTTCATCTGGATATAGATCAATCATCATAAGGGAACCTGACGGTTCGATAAAAAGATCTTATTCTTGTGCAGATGTGCCTTTGGGTAACATCGAAACAGGATTCAAGTTGTTCGATGCTCCAATGCCGTGCATAACAAAAAGTTGTGTGAGTTCAGCGGACAGTAAAATTCCAAAACGGAAAGTCGGTAGCGGAGTTAAATTATACCCTCATTCATCGTGAGGTTCCTCCACAGCAGTCACATTTCTTAATGATTGTATCACTTGGTCTCTAAGTTCTATCATATCAATTTTACCTGATTCGATTTCTCTTAGTGCAGTGACCGCCGTGGATCCTTGATCATATTCTTCGCCGGATAAAACATGATCTGACTGATTGAGTTTTGGTATTCGTCTTGCTCTATGAGCTGCCAAGATGACCGTTTCGAACTTGGAATCGATGCCTTGTTTTTCGCATGCTCTTAAAACGTCGTTAGCAAATACCCGTGCCATACGTTAGGCCTCTACAGTTTCTTTTTTAGGTCTACCCTTTTTAGGTCTTAGGGTTTCGTCTAACTTGTAGGCTCTTTCCTTAAGGTCTTCTGCCTGAGCAATCATTCTTTCTGCTCTTGTGAACATATTTTTTGCTTCTATTTTTTGCGGATCGTTCTTTGGTAAGTTGGCTGCATCCTTTGGTGCTAAGTCTGTGATCTTAACGCCACGTTGATCAGCAATCATCTTGTTTAATTCGTCCAAAGCCATGGTCACATTCGCTTCTGGAGTCATTATAACATTGTATGTTGGTTGTTTGATCAATAATCCCTTGGCATGAAGATACGCCAATACGGTGGTCGGTCTCGAGTTTGCCACTGCCACTGGATCTGAAGGATCTGAAGTTGCACCCGGTAAATTTTCACCTGTGATGTCATCTGTTGGCATTGATCTTTGAGCAAGGTAATCGCCAAAGTCGAACGCTTCTTGTCCTTCTGGTGATTCCAGGTGTGGTATTATGATGTCTGCCTCGAAAGGTCTGAGTGCATCTCTGTCTAAAACTAAAGATGATTCTGGATCTCCAGGTATAGTTTTGTATACTACAATTACTTTAGAGTTTAATTTTTTTAAAAAACCTACGTGTTTCATTTGTACTCCTTACTTCTTTTCTTCAGCAGGCGCAGGTGTGTCTTTTGTTTCACCTTCCGCTGGAGCAGGATTTTCTGCTTGTGCTTTGGCATCAACTGCTTTTACGAATTGATCTAACTTATCATATGTTTCACCAACTGGTTTGAGTTCGTTTCCTCTGAATGCTCCACGCTGGCTCGCGATGTCAATAATTGTTCTTAGATTTCTTAAGTCTGCAACTGTAAGATTGATATCTTGTGTAACTGGTGCATCTGCAGTCTTTTCTGTTTTTGTTTCTGCAACAGGTTGTTTTTTTTCTTCCGGCATTTTAGTCTCCTTAATTTAATATTAAATTATATACGCATATTATAGTTATGTATATAGGAATGATCAACCGTAATAAACGGTTTGGCCGAAAGGTGGTTTTACTCTGTCATTGGTATGAATGATCCACAGTGTATCACAATAGTCAGAATCACCCCAACGATCCCAAGTTTCACCGTCTGTAAAACACACAAGCAGTTGTGGTTTTATTTCATTTTCCTGCATCCATTTCCAATTTACACTTATATCTGTACCACCGTAACCTTGTGGTTGATAATTGGTAATTGATTTACCATCCCATGATTCGAATGATTCCGGAGCATGAACTTCTGTGTCGAAACACCATATTTTAATCTTGTAGTCATCAAATTCTTCTGCAATACCATTGATCTCCCCCAAAAAATCTTTGAGCATAGATTCTGATATAGAGCCTGATGTGTCTATCGAAACACAAATATCTAACTCGTTTTGGACGTCAAGTCCTGGTAGCACTGCATTAGTCGAATACATCTTGCGTGAAGGTCTCATCCAAGAGTAGTTGTTCTTGATTTGACTTTTTATGGTCTGTCTCAGCATCGATCTCCAGTCCAATTTAGGTTGTGTGATGTCTGTGATCAGTCTTTCTAATCCTTTAGGAATATTACCAGCACCTGATGATTGTGCCGCCTTGGCAGATTGTAACAGTGAATTTTTTATTTCATCCTTGAGTTGATCTTGTTCTGATTTAGACATCTTGGGCATTTCGATTTTTGTTTCATTACCGTCCTTGTCCTTGATAGTGGCTTCTCCCTTATCCAAGTCGATATGGACATCGAGTGTCTGCTGTTGTTTCTGCCAATCCGATAGTTTGTCATATATCTGTTCTGCTGACAAACCTCTGTATTGTGGATCCAACAATGGAGCATCATCACCTGTAGGTTTAGATCCAATGCCTTCATCGTCAAGTATCTGATTAATTGCATAATCGGCCGCAACATTCCAACCCTGTGGATTTCTGTCACCACGTCTTAGCATGTGTTCAAATGCCACGTGTAGAACTTCGTGTGCTAATAAGAACTCAACCTGTTTGACATCCAATCGGTCAATGAATTCTGGGGCATACCAAAGATGTCTGCCATCAGTCGCCGCAGTGCCTATTTCGGGTTTTTCTTTTAGGATAAGTCTTGTGGCCATGTTGCCAAAGAATGGTTTCTTCAGCAACAATGATATTCTGGCTGTTACGATTTTTTCTTCTTGTGGAGTTCTCATTAACCCTCCATACTCGCTACAACATATTTGCCAAACTTCTCATGGAACTTGTTGAATGATTTCAACTTGCTTGGCTTCATTGGTAGTTTGTATGTGGAAAGAGCAATCTTGGCGCCCATCACAGTCAATTCTGTGTCAAAGTTGTCCATCATAAAGTTAAGGAAACTGTCTGCCATCTTGTCAAAGTCTTTGTGTTTCTCATTCTCTTTGAGTTCATAGCACATGGACACTGCCAGTGAATACTGTCCTGACACTTCAACTTTCTTGGTCAGTTTCTTAACTTTGCCGGATAATATGTCTGTTGGGTTGGGAAGGTCAGCCGCAATTTTACGATGAGCCATAAATTTGATGGCTGTACCTTCGCCAACAGCACCTGCAACCAGATCAGTGAGCGTGTTGTCCGGCAGGTGTTCTGTTAGTAATTGACTCACGAACGACCAAGTTCTTGGTGTGGCAAATGCCTTGGAAGAACCCTTGGGATCGAAGTCATACAAATCGTTTTTAGCAAATGTGCAGTAACCCACTACATCTGCGTGAATATTATTGAGTGTGGCCCATTCGAACCAATCATCGAAGTCCACTTTCATTTCAATGTGAACAAAACGATTGGAAAGAGGAGCAGGCATTCTGAATGTCACGCCTCGGTCTGTTTCTCTGTTGCCAGCCGCCACAATTGACACACCCTCGGGCAAGTCATATGCACCAACTTTTCTGTTTAATATAAGTTGATAGGCCGCCGCCTGCACAGCCGGAGGTGCCGCATTGATCTCATCCAAGAACAATATAGCAGTTGAATCAGGATCCGATGGCAGTTCAATGGGTGGTGCCCATTCCATCTTGTTGGATGTTGAATTGTAGAATGGAATACCCTTGATGTCTGTGGGTTCCCACAATGGTAATCTGATATCAATCACTTCACGTGACTGTTCGTCTCCAATCTGTTTGACAATATCGGACTTACCAATACCTGGTGCACCCCATATCATCACTGGTCTTTTTAGGCTGATACAATGTTGTAGAGCAGATATTGCCTGTTTCGGGCCTATCTGTCTGGTTGTTTCTAATACTTTGTCGCTCATCTGTGTTTACGCTCCTTGTTATAATATATTGTAACTTCTTACTACAGAGTGTCAACCAAACCAAAATTGTTGTAAAATAAGGCTTTTTTTACCAGAATTTTTGGATGAAATTGCTGATTTCTACCGAATCTTGATCATTTCCATACATTTGTGGCATCATGAATCGCTGTACATTCTTGAGGAAATTGTTGGTTCCCTTTTCCGGATGCACATAAAATATGCCTAATTCGTGATTGTGTTTGTCCTGGATCACATCCAAAACATCGCCACCGTACACAGATTTTTGTTGAATTTTTAATTCTGTATCGGAAGGAAAGATCATGTATTTTCTATACACACGATTTTGATTTTTGTGTGCGTACCACCCATCGAGATCAGACACCATGGGTTTTGTATGCTGGCTCACGATCGCCCCCGCGAATAATACAACGATTGTCTTACAACCATTATCACGGAGATTGTCGACAGCATCTTGGAATTGAGTGTGTGAATCAATCAAACATATGTTGTGCCATCCATGATGTTCCAGATTGATTTTGGTGAAGTTCCCCAAGTTGTGCTCCAGTGATTCCACAGAGGAACCAGATTCCATGTCCTTGCAATCTATGATCACACCTATCTGATCTTCTGATTTCGCAGAGTGCAAAATATTAGGTCCGATCAACTTGGTCTTGATACGCAATCTTATGCTGGTCCTGTGACCAACACCCTTGAGGAACATGTGTTGGGTGTTAGGAGAGGATTTAAACATTATGAAATCGTTGGTCATGCACTTGGAATCTAATTGTTTTGTTTTAGATTTCAACATCAATGTCCTATTCTTGTGAGGCTGTTCTATGTACCACTGCAGGGTGACCACATCGCAGGCATCATTCGAGTTGCCGATGTCAGTGTGCCATCCATTCGATCCGTCAGGACCGCAATGGTCCAAAACAACATTGTAGTTGAATCCTTGTTGATATGGCACTGACCAATAATCTAAAATTTTTTTATGGAAACCATGGTCGAACAGCACCGATAAATCTGTGTTTGATAGATCACCGACACACAAGGTCTTGGTAGTGATGTCTCCCTCTCTGTCATGCTCTGGCAAACTTTCCACGTCTATGTGATCAACCAATTGGTTGCATGTAGAAATGTCTTTGGCTGACAGGCAATTCCTTACGACTACATGTGGCCATGGATCATCGATTTTTGGTCCAAATATTTCCATCACATCTGAAAATTGTCTATGTCGCCATCCAGCATCTGCAGAACCACTGCGGGTTTTTCTGCGAACAGATATATGTATTTCTTGTTCTTGGGTAGGTAGTAGGGACTCGGACACATCCTATCCAGATTCAGCATCGCTTTCATAGTGATTATTTTGTTTAATCTAATCTTATAGGTCTTGAATTTGGCATACTTCAACAATTGAAAACCTTTGTAGGTTACTTGGAAATGTGCGTCATCCTTTACGAAAGATTTGAACATCATTTTTTTGACCGACTCGGCAGTCATGGATATATCACACTGTCTGATGATCAGTTCTGCGAGTTTGGATTTAGTTAATTTCATCTTTAACCTTGTCTCCTGTAGTCAATGCGAAAACTTCGAATTCTTTGGTTTTAAACATTTCATTTAACTTATGGGCAAGATTATGTGCATGTCCTGGATTGGAAAAAGACACTTTTTTGTATTTTGGTCCAGGATAATTTGATATCAATGATGATGATTTTAAATTTATAGGTTTACCTTGGTAAAACACTGCCCATATGGCAGTTGCTTCCAAGATCTCCTCAGACTTATAGTTCTTTTTGTTACTGTATTGCAGTAAAACTTTGGGTTTGGGTCTACTCATATTATATGAGTATTTATCTTGATTTAAGACCAAATATTAGGACGTTTTGGGTCTATGGGTTATTTCCCAAACATAATCTCCCATTGTTGTGTAATTAGATGAGCGCCATTTTTGTAACCATCTATATGCTTTAGTTGATTCAAATTGAGCGTCTTTAGTATGGGGTATAAATGGCGCATACCCTATTATTATTTTTCCATTAGATTTTAAAAATTCTAATAAGTTCTTTACCAAGTAAAGAGTTTCGTCATACTGCATTTCCTCTAATTGGAATAAATCGAAAGCCTGCCATAGTATTAAATTAAATTTAGTGTTGTTAGTTTCTTGTTGTAATTTGTCAAACATACTTTTATTGATTTTTCTATTTTTATCATTCAAGGGAATCAAATAATGAAAATGTAATCTTGGGTGATTAAAATAACTAAGAATTTCATCATATCTTATAGAAAATTCTGTTGGTGAATAATTTTTATCATCACAGGACACAACTTTATGACCATAATCTTTGAGTATTTTGCTAAGGCATCCTATACCGCATCCTAATTCAAGTATATATTTTTTATCCCCTACGTGCAGATTTAAGTCATGAATCGTATCATTTGCCCAAGACAATTTTTCATTGATTAAGTTTATGATATATTGCACCAATTATTTAAGAAAATAATTTTTTAAGTCTTCGTATGTGCCTATGTATGCATCTTCTAAGAAGATTTGCGGAACTGTTTTGGCATTTGGCACCGCTTCTAATAATTGCTCACGAGTCCAGCCTTGGCCGATGTTTCTTTCTTCGAATTGGATACCTTTTTGCTTTAATAAGTTCTTGGCCATGTCACAGTACCAACAACCGGGTTTAGTCCATACTATGTTCATTAAAAATCACCTCCGTCCATACTTATGTCAGTCGTTGGTGTTGAAGAAGATGATCTATTGGCTTGTAGTTCTGCCAACAGTAACAACAAAGAAGTAAGTCCGTTCCTTACTCTTTTTGCGTGTTCTATGTCTATGGTGAGATTTTTCTGTCTCGAATTGTCCGCTTTGTTAATTGTGTCTATAAAGTTCTTGATGTGCAGTGTGTCGTTAATCTTTGTTGACATTTGAAAAAGCCTGTCTCTGTTCCATCACTGATTTGAATGGACCTTTGAATTCATTGTTTGCTATGGTCACCATCTTAGGACAAAATCCCTTGACCCAGCCTTTTGGAAAGTGAACCAAATAATAACCCGCCGCATACATGTTGGAAGAATTTTCTGATTTAGAATACAAAGGAATCTTGTGTTTGACATCTAACACTGCATTGTAAGGCACATGTTTGGTCGGATATCCATACACTTCTTTCTTTATTTCCTTCACAGGTTTCACAATATCTTGCTTGTCGAATATATGAAATTGTTGATTGACTTCGTCCTTAGAAAGTTGAGCTATGGTAGAGTCTGTACCTGTCACAACAAAGTTATTTTCGTCGTGCCTCTGGATAGTTCCTATTCTAACTCCATTATTTTCGATAATCCAAAATCGATCAGGCAACAACTGCTTGGTCTTGACGGATTCTTGCGTTGAAAGGTTCTGCATAAAATTTAACATTGTCTCTTATCCTAACTAAATCGTGCTTGGCACAAAATTTTAACAGATGCACACCAACATTTCCCACAGACTTTGGTTCATCTGTTGCAGTTGCTATTGTTTCTGCTATCTTTATTTTAATGTCATCTGGCTGTTTGGTCAAGTCGATTAATTGTTCGTTTACGGCAAATTCTTCCTTGACTATTCTTTCCTTGCCGTTGTGATCAACCCATCTGCTCAACATGAGGTTGTTCCATACGAATCCTTGACTTTTCCTGTCTTCAAACGCTTCCTTGAGTTTGTTGGTACGCACTTTAGGAAATGCGGAAAATACATTGTCCGATGAATCGCCACGCATACATTTTTCAAACAACAACCATTCTGGATCCGGAGCAGGTTTAGGATCTTTGGTTTTTTTGTCGATTATCGGGTTGTCTTTATCGTCGAAGAAACCATTAGTGTTGGCAAATATATCTGTGATGCCATTGTACTGAGATATGTTTGCACTCAATAATTGGTAGAAATCAGTGTCTGATGATATTATCACATGTTTGTCATCAGGATGAGATTGTGTCCATCCTGCAATCAAATCGTCTGCTTCGAGTTCAGGGTGCTGGAGCACAGTGCAGTTTGACTTATCCGTCACAAAAGATTTGAATTCATCAAAAGTCTGCCAAAACAGTTCATCTGCTTCTTGTTCCGACGGAGTCATCGCATCTCGAGTTGCTTTCCTGTTCTGCTTGTAGGCAGGGTAAAATTCTTTTCGCCATGATCTACCCTCGAAACAAAATACAACATGATCCGCCTTAAATCTCTCCCAACATTTTTTGACAGAGTTCATCATGATGTGTAAGGCCAATCCTAACTTGGTTTCTACGTCATCACCTCTTACAACATGTCTTGCTCTGAAGAATGTGTTGGCTGAATCTATGATCAGGTATGTTTTATGAGATTTCTGTTCTGCCATCTTCTAATTTTTCTTCCTTGACTAATTGATTGTCTGGTTGGATAGCAGAGCCTTCATCGGCAATAGTATTGCACAGCACACTGAACCAATGATCCACTATTTCTTCATCTGTGTTTCCGGAAAATCCATGTTTCTTTAAGTTCGTCACAAAGTGTTGATTCCAATCTAATTCAAAATATCCGTATTTTGGATTATTCTTATCTACATTTGTTTCCAAAACTTTAACATATGGTTCGCCACGTGCGGTCGCTAAATCTTTTTCAGATTTTTGTTCTTTGTTTACAGTCTTCTTTGTAAAAATATTTTTTAACTTATCCAACATAATACTAATATTATAAGTGATATACCAAGTATTGTCAATGCACTTATTTTCCTACATTTTTCAACAGAGTTAGACATATATTGGTACGTCATATCGTCGGAAGGCAAAGGTTTAACCATTGGCCAACTCCATTATAATCATACTCAAAATCAGCATCATGATGGCCCATACATACGGCTCATACAAGAAGTCTTTGAGCATTTTAAACAACAACTTCATCATTGGATAGAACCGAAGTAATAGTTCATCAATCCTCCCATTAACAGTGTCACCAAGACTGCATTCAGAAAGAGCAGTGCTCGATCGTGCCAAAGATATCCAACCCACGCCCAACCGGCGGTTCCGAACAATCCGAACCACATGTCGATGTGCGGTATGGTACCAACACTTCTGGCCGCTGTTGCGATCAATATAAGAAGCACCGAACCCCATTTGACATACCAAGATAGATCTCCCCTTGGGGTTACTTTCTTGTACACTCTGGATGAGTTGAGTGCTTTGATTTTATCGTCTAATTTTTCTTTGATTGGTTCTATGGTCATTATGTGCCTATCAAGTTGCCAAATAAATGTACATGCACACGGGCCGCAACATTATAACCTCGTTGAAATGCACGTCTTGCCACGTCGCCTGCTGTGGCTGATTGTTCTTCTTCTCTCGCACCAACGGGCATCACCCACACAGGATAATCGATGCCTTGTGCTTTAAAGTTTGCTAAAACGTCTTCCATTTCGTGCCATTGGGCGTCATCATTACCTAACACGAATTTCAATTGTCCTCTGTTAGATAATGCAAAGTAGTCTTTGACTATCTCGGGATGGATGGCTTTGTCGGATTTTTCACCTGCCACTGTCCAAAGTTTGGGAGAAACAGAAAAGAAAATTTCTGTGGGTTTTTCTGCCACAAACCATTTAAATGAATCTTTCAATTTTTGTGTGCCATTGGTTTCGAATGTGATCGATGCGGGAAGATTACCCCTTGCTTCTAATTCCTTGTACACACCCACGAACGCATCTTGTGACTGTGGCATCAGTGGTTCACCACCTGTGATGCACAGATGTTGATGTTGTCCTGAAACTGGATGAACAAACAAACCATCTGGATTAGAATCATTTCGCATCACATCCATGACTTTGTCTGCCAATTCTTTGGGAGTCGCTTGGCCCATTAGGTGTTTGTATTTCTTGGCCCATGTGTATGATGAATCACAACCTTTATCCCACACAGGTAAATCTTCTACTCTTTTTACTTGACTGACATCAAATGTTTCGTATGGAAGTTCCCAAGAGTCTGGATCTGTTGGTTTAAGTTGTCCGAACCCATTACACTGTAAGTTGCACAAGAAGAATCGTATCCAAGCAGTGGGCACACCCGTGTAGTGTCCCTCACCTTGTATCGAATAAAATATTTCCGAATAATAGTATTTCTTGTCTTCCATTGTTTTATTATAACATATATTTAGAAAATGTCTATACTTCCCACGGATAAACTATCCAACGGGGATCTTTTTCTTTATTGATTTTTTCCGCCCAATAATTCACAGTAAAATGTGAGGGTTCGTTGTCGATCAATACGGCGTATTCTACATAATGGGCGCCACGATGCAACATGATAGACTGCATCCTTTTGAATGTTTCACCTGTGTCATTGATATCATCCACAACCAGAAAGTTGTACTGATCTATGTAAGTGTCGCCAGAGCCGTGACCAACAGGAAAATCAGGAATCATTTCCTGTGCATGGTCTCTGGTAGATAGTTTGACAGGAATCATTGGTATGTCGAGTTTGTGTGAAATTATGGTTGCTGGTATGCACCCACCACGTGATATGCCTATGACGTGAGTGAACAGTTTGGGTTCAACTAAATCAGCCAGGAACAGCGACATGGTTTCAATCTGTTTCCAAGTATAGTATTTTTTATCTGCCATTACCGAACACCGTGTTTACTTGATTGTGCACCTGTACGAATGTGGTACACTTGGGAATATCTTTTAATCTTTTGGCACCTATGTATGTGCAAGTGGACCTTAAACCACCCAAATAGTCCGTGATAACGGTCTCTACAGCACCCTTGTGGGGTATCGACACTACTTTGCCTTCAGAACCACGATATGAGTGTCTGCCACCATGTGTTTCCATGGCCTTGTCTGAACTCATGCCATAAAAAGTGACTCGACCATCTTGAACGGTTGCTTCGGACTCGTCTGTGCCCGCCAACATGCCACCCAACATCACAAAGTCAGCACCACCACCGAATGCCTTGGCAATATCACCTGGCACTGTGCAACCACCATCTGCTATGATGTGTCCGCCAACTCCATGAGCTGCATCAGCACATTCGATCAAACCCGACAGTTGGGGCATGCCCACTCCTGTCATCAATCTTGTGGTGCACACAGATCCAGGACCAATGCCACATTTGACAACATCACAGCCATCGATGATGAGTTCTTCGACCATCTCTGCTGTGATCACATTACCGGCCACAATGATTTTGTCTGGATATTCGTCTCTGACTCGTTTGACAAAGTCCACAAAGTTCTGTTGATAGCCATTGGCAACATCGATGCAGATCCAACGAATGTCTGGATATGCTGATAAAACTTTTTTCATGGTGTCATAGTCTGGTGCTTCCTGATTGTATTGATAGGCAGAACCGGTACAGATCATTACATTCTTTAATTTTAGTCCTGTCTTGACTGCCTGATGCCAGTCATCAACTGTGTAGTGTTTCCTGATTGCTGTGAGTAAATTGTGTTTTTGCAGTGCCTTGGCCATTGTGAATGTGCCAACGCCATCCATGTTGGCCGCAATGATGGGAACACCCTGCCACTTTTGTGTGGAGTGTTTGAATTCAAAATCCCTTTCTAATTCAACATTTTTGCGTGATGTGAGTTGTGAACGTTTGGGTCTGAATAGGACATCTTTGAAATCTAATTTGATATCTGATTCTATTCTCATCTTGGTGCAAACTCTTGCTGTAATTTGATGTTGTCCATAAATTCTTTTTTAGTAGCCGAGTCATTATTGAAAGCACCTTTGAGCACAGTGGTTTGTGTAAGACTCGAATGAGCCATTATGCCTCTGTTCTCACAACAACCATGAGTTGCTTGGATGTACACACCGACGTTTTTAGAACCAGTTGCCTTCATTATTTCTCTGGCTATGTCGTTGCATAATTCTTCTTGCAGTGTGCCACGTCTTGCACACCATTGAGCGATTCTTGTGTACTTGCTCAAACCAATTAGAGTGTCTGCGGCAATTATTCCAATGTATGCAACACCACTTACGGGCTGATGATGATGTGAACACACGGATCTCAGTTCAGATCTGACAACCAACATTCCGTCATAACCGTCATCGACATGGTTAGGAAACGCAGTTGCATTTGGCATAGGAAAGTATCTGCCTTGCATGAGTTCATTCACATACATCTTGGCCAATCTTCTGCCTGTGTCCTGGGAATTTGGATCTGTTTCACGATCGATGATGAGTGAATCTAAAACAGATTCAAACTTGCCTGTTAGTTCATCGATCAATTGTTGATGTTCACCTTCGCGGATGTGTTGTGAAATGTTATCACCTGCCCAAAATCTGTCGCCGGATGATTCTATTCTTTGCTTGATTGTGTCTGATATGCTCATTCTTCTATTATACTTTCTGCGATTGCGTCATACAAGTTAAATCCGTGGAAAAATTCTGTTTGTAATTTTTTACGTTGCCTTGCAATTTCTGTGAGATATTTAGAATAATTTTCCATCAAGTCAACGATTCTGTCCATAATTTTTTGTTTGTTTTTTTGATAATTCTTCATGTCTTTTGTCCACACACTTGGATATTTCATTGTGTCAAGGAACATCTCTGTGTATGACAGTCGATCTGGTACCATCACCATGCAGTCAAGTATCAATCCTTCATAGCCTGATATGCCCAGTGTTTCTTGTAGATTCGCTGAAAACACCAGTTTGGATTCTGCCAGTAGATTGTGATATTCGTGTTTCTTGAGTTGGCGTTCCTGACACACGATAAAATCATACTGTGGCAGTGCTTCTTTTAGATCATAGAATATTTCTGGTTGCTTCTCTGGCGCCAAACGATGTGGAAACACAATTTGATTCTTTTTGGGCATTCCCTTGTATGGTTCCAACTCTTTGTCAAAGTATTCCATGGGCCAACCTGTTCTCACTACATTTGGTTGATTGTATTCAATATTAAAGAATGCCTTATCCCACAGTTTGATGTGAAAGTCTGTGGCATAAAAATTGTGATCATAACAGTTGAACATGCTGATTTCTGCTTGCCTCACCCATTTAGCATCACCAATCAGTCTGCCCAAAAAGTCTGCAGGGTCATATGAGCCAGCGTGCCACATGCCACCAATTTTAATCTTTACACCCAACAGTTCTGCCATGTATTTCAATTGTATCACAGTGGGATTCCAGGCATCTGTGTACAGGAAGTAATCACCATCTTTGATCTTACCAGCACAGAACATGGTTGCAATTTGTTCGAGTTGTTTGGATTTGTACACATTGGTGCCACCAAAGTTTAGGAAAGCACCTGGAGTGGTTGCCTGCGGAGTTTCACCACCTGATATAGTGACCACTTTGTGACCTGTGGATTTCTCCAGCTGTGGTGGCAGATACTTCTTCCATTCTGCGGTGTAACGAGTTTCCACTGCTTCAATGTCTACAATGTAAATCATCCGTGTATGCTGTCCTCCGCCGCAACAGTTGTATATCTGGTTGAAAGATATGTTAATAACTTTTTGTCTTTCACTGAAAAACATACTTCATCACAGCCTGCGTCCTCAAAGTAGAAGTCCACACCATACTCATAACCCTTGCGACCCAAGTCATTTGACACCATACAGCCAACATCGAAGTCTGTGTAGTTGCCGTTGAGAGCGCCACCCTCTGTGTCATAGTATCCACCACGTTCTGTGGTTTTGTCGGATGCTATCACAATGGTGTGTTCAAACTTGTAAGGTCCTGGATTGCTCATTTCACACTCCTTTTGTTGGATTCCATGTTGTTAACGAACACCCTAACCAGTCTTGAAACATCAACTTCTTCTCTTTGCAGAGTTTTTGGATTGGTAAAGATAACTTTACTTTTGTTTGCTTCAAGTTGTATACCTATGTTGGAAGCAACAACAATAGCATCATCTGTGTTTTTACGCCAATCATGTGAAGAATAAACTGTCATTAGTTTATGATACTCCTTACCTGTTCGTCTATCTTTTTAAAGAATGATTTGTTAGAAGGTTGATCCTCTTCTTTTGGATAGTCGATATCACAACCATTTTCGCCATCCTCCGACACTTCGATTTTGATATGTCTGCCAGGATATCTTGTTTTGATCTGTTGTGCCAATGCATCAGCGATCATTTCGCAAGATTTATAGTCCAATTCCAATGTCTTTTCGCTGTATAACTTTTCGAGCCATCTTTTGAATTGAATGAATTCTATATCTCTATCATCATGGAAGACCTCGATCCACACCTTAAAATGGAATATGTGTCTGTGCGGGTATCCTAAAAAAGACACGTCGTATTCGTCGCCAGTCTTTAATTTGGGATCTTCCAGTGCCGCAGGATATTTGTGAATGCCTTCCTTCTTAAATGTTACCCATATTGTTTTCATATCGTTGTGTCGTCTCCGTATTTGTCCCAAGCAGTGTAGTTCTTTTTCTTCATCATGTCTTTCACAGACCAACACCACACACCTGGATTTGTTGCTTTAAAGTCCTTGTCATCGATCTTGATGACCACATTGCCTTGAATATTGTTTACATTTTCCACTGTGACACCATACACAATGGTAAACTTGGAATATGACAGTAGATCGGTGATGTCTGTAAACTTGTAGTCTGGATTCATATCTATGGTCACATGATAATCTCTGTCTAAAAAGTATCTGAGTTGTGATGCGATCGATTGTACTTCTTGCCCATCCATGACTTTGTATGAATGATTGGCACCAAAGTAGATGTGTTTGCATGAATTTTTTTCTGCGTTTCTCAGCACAGTGGCAGTTCTCTGCAAGTCAACCACAAACAGAGTTTTCATACCTTCTGTGGGTGTTTTTTCTACTTCTTTACCGACAAAAAATGTGGCACCTTCTTTTACGCCATCATGATAATCACGTTTCATCTTTGGTCATCTCCTCGATCCATTCATATTCACTTAAAGGTGTAGACAGTGTGTGCTCCTGCACATATGCATCAATTTCTTCATCGGTCATGTTTTCGATGCCGTGTAACAGATCCTTCCAATATAATTTCTGCTTTTTCATTTCCAACAGTTCTGCTTTGTGATTCCAAGATCTTGTCTTTTCACGCTGTGCTTCCATCTGCTTGACTTGTTTCTTTAACTTTTTCAACTGCTGTTTGAAATAGATTATCTTTTCGTCTGACATTTAAACCTCCTCGAATAAATTATTAAACTGTGTTGACGCATTTACTGTTTTTTTGCCTGTTGCACCCCTGGTTCCTATAATACTCATCCAATATCTCGAATACTCTTCTATTATAGCATCTGCTACGGATCTGTCATCCGTTGAAAATATCGCTTCCACAATATCACGGAACATCACTCGATCGAATGATTCGTTGATCAACATGTTTGGTATTTTACCAGCATCATACTGTCTGTTGGCTTCCTGCACTGCGTTGATGTGCATCCAAACATTGTGGCCCATCATGATGGCATATGAAAATGAATCCCATGATGTCTTGCCTTCTTTACCAATCTTGTTGAGATCACCCGCACCATAAATGCAGATGTCCTTGGCAGTGAGTCCTGTGGTGATGGGTGAATTCATAAAACTTGTGTGCTTGCCTTCTCTCACAAATGCTTCTGAGAATGGGGTTTTGTCCTGGGCAAATGCTTTGTTGTCGATGGATGGAACCATTCTGTACACCCATTTTTCACGATCATTGGTTTCCAATTCACAGTAGATTTGTCCGTTGGCTGTGGCCAAAAATGGAGATGCACAGTCGAACGTTACTGTGTAATTTGGATTGTGATGTTTTCTGACTGCTCGTTGGATGTCTGTGAGCAGTGTGGCCCATTCCAGTTTTGATGTGCCAAGGAAGTGCATGAAGTCATGTTTGCCTTTTTCCAGCAGTCCGTCAAATCTTAGTGCCACTAATCTTTTCAACACAAGGTGCACATCACACATGTTCTGTCCGCCCATGGACCAACCGTTGAAATGTGTTTCGGGATATTTCTTGGGATCACAGTAGTCTTTCATCTGCTCATACCAATCGTCAGCATCAGCATGATTTTCACCCTGCAACACATTTAAAAATCTACAAGAACCTGTACGATTCTTCATGAAATAATCGTTGTTGATCCTTGTGGCATTGACGGCATCCTGATAGTTGTCTATGCCAGTTGCTTTGGCGCCTGCTGGTGAACGAGCCACCCAGGCCGGAATATCAAGTATCATACCGTAGTCCATGTAAGCATCCATCCACGCAAGAACCTGCTCACGTTTCTTTTTAGCCTTGGGACAGTTAGGATCTTTCCAATCACCTTCCCAAACACCCTTACCTATTTGGAAACCACCTGAGTCGCCGAGTAGCCAAGATGATGATCTATCACGATTGCGGATCATGTCTTCCTTAGGAGAATCTCTGTTGATGTCGAGATCGGCGTGACCCGCTGAGTACAATGTCCAATTGTATTGGAACAGTCCTTGTTGGGGGTTGAGCCAGTTCAAACTTTCAACGCCATTTGTAAAATGTTGAGGAATTCGAGAGTTGTCTACATATTCCTCATGACGTTGTTTGCCTACGAATGTAGCAAAGAATCCACTCAGTGCTGGAAGAAACACAGCATAATCTTTTTGTTCAGCAGTGAGGTTGGTATTCATCTACTTGGTTTGTGCTGGTAGGATGTATTGATATGAAGCCATTCCTGAATCAAGTGTGATTTGCAGTGCACCATCATCTGAGAATGACATCTCACATTCATTAGATTCAATCAATTTTAGAATCTGTGTGACCTGTGCCACTGGCCATGCCCACGTCTTTGTGAGTTTGCCTGTGATGCCTTTTGCAAATGTAAATTCACCTGCGTGTGATGAAGCATCTCCGAACTTGAATTTGAGTGCATCACCGTCTGTTGACACAGTGAACACATTTTCTTCTGCGTTCGCTTGTGCTTGGAAGTTTAATCTCTGCACATCTGGCATGGTTGGCTTGATAGTGACATGCCAATTCACACCCCTGAACTGCACAGATTTTAATTTTTCACTGACAATTTCAGCATTCATGAAGCGATAGTCGTTTTTAAAATCTTTGGAATCGTTCTCAAAATGCAATCCTACGGGCACAGTTTCGTTGTTGCGTTCCTGTGTGTTGACTGTGATTTCTGCTTTGTCTTTGTACACCGGAAGTTTTAACAGGATATCGAGTTTGCCCAAGTTTGGCATACCGAACGTTCCCTTCCATTCACTCACTGGTGTCTTTAATTCTGATTTGACCACAACAGATCTGTCTTCCGCCATGGCATCTATTGTTGTTGATTTGTCGTCACCCACCACCTTCACAAGGTCTATGAAACCGAGAGAATGAGTGTGCTTGACGATGTCTTGTAGTGTATCTTTCATACTGTGTATCTCCTAAGTGTTTTTATTATAGAATTATTTAGAGCTAAAGTCAACTCTAATTAAACAATTTGTCAAAGGTATTTTCTGCTTCGGAATTGCCAAGATTCCAATCCAAAACACCGATGAGGTTTTCTAATTTTTTGTTGATAAGAGTTGATTCCATTTCGTCATCTGCGAATGGTAACTCTTTGAACCAATCTGGTATTCTCAGTTCATCTGTTGGATATGCGATAGATGTGTACCCCATGGGATTGTCCTTGAGTTTACACACGATGCATTTTTGGCCATCGATGATGTCCATGGAATACTTGTCGTTGTAAACCTTTTTGAGGGTGTTCCAATTGATGGCCGCTCTGACATGTCCGGGCATGTTGATCTTGCCTTTTCTCTTTTCACGTGAATGGTATTCAGTGAGTTTGTTCACACGACGTGGGGAGCCTTTCTCCCATCCTGGCATCTTTTTGAATTCCAAACGGAAGTCTGCGATGAAGTCCATG